TTAACTATTGACAGTTGTCCCACATTATGCTATAATGTGGGCAACTTAACAGGAGAAAAAGCAAATGAAAGATCAAATGGACGACTTAATGAAACTAGCAGAATCGTGTGTTGCAGCAGCAACTCCAGAGACACTGGAGCCCGAGAAGATACAGTTGGCAGACCTAACACAGCACAACATAAAACTGTTGGAGATGGTAGCGAAACGCGACAACAAGATTGCGGAGCAGAAAGGCCAAATAGATTTCTTGCGCGTGGATCGAGATCAGTGGCGCTCGAAGTACGAACACGCGTTGGCTATCAACGTCATCAAAGAATAATTAATTCTTGACTGTGGCATAAATACCACGGCCCCCTGCGGGGGGCCAAAAATTTTTTATCTTTTTATATTTTTTTCTTGACACAACATATAGTGTTGCGAGCACGCTCGCATACTATATCTAGGGGGCTCGCTTCGCTCGCCCCTTGCGCGTAGTCGCGCGGCGGCTGCGCCGCCGCGCTCCTAGACAGGGTACCTGTAACTATTTGCAAAATACATTGTGTTGTTGTAGAGTGTTGACACCCCCTTTTTTAGCGAGGTACTTTATATGTGTGTATATATATAATAATCTAGTCATAGAATATGAAGATAAAAGATTTCAAAGACCAAATAGGCGAATTAAATATAGAAGAGCAGAAAGAACTAAGTTTACTTTTAGAGCGTCAAGAAAAAGCAAAGAGGACCCAAAAAGCTCAAGAAAAATTCTTGGACTTCGTAAAATTTATGTGGCCACATTTTATTGAAGGGACCCATCATAGAATCATAGCCGAAAAATTTGATAGAATAGCAAATGGCACTTTGAAACGTTTGATTGTCAACATGCCACCCAGACATACAAAATCAGAATTTGCATCATTCATGTTACCCGCGTTTATCATGGGCCGTAATCCGATGACCAAGATCATTCAAACATCACACACCGCAGAGTTATCGCAGAGGTTTGGTCGTAAAACAAAACAGATGATTGACGGAACAGATTTCAAACAACTCTTTCCACAAACAATGCTACAATCAGATTCTAAAGCTGCCGGTCGTTGGGACACAAGTGCAGGTGGTGAATACTTCGCTGCCGGTGTCGGTGGTGCGATTACCGGTCGTGGTGCAGATTTGTTAATTATCGATGATCCACATTCAGAGCAAGACGCCCTAAGTGAAACGGCCATGGAAGGTGCGTACGAATGGTATACATCTGGTCCTCGTCAACGTTTACAGCCCGGAGGTGCAATCGTTCTTGTTATGACACGTTGGTCAACGATCGATCTGACAGGACAGTTACTACAAGCACAAGTTGAACCCAAAGCTGATCAGTGGGAAGTTGTAGAGTTCCCGGCAATCATGGACAGCGGTAAACCGACATGGCCTGAGTATTGGAAGATCGAAGAACTTGAATCAGTAAAGGCATCACTTGCTATTTCAAAATGGAACGCACAATGGATGCAGAAGCCAACATCAGAAGAAGGTGCAATATTAAAACGTGAATGGTGGCAGCCATGGAAACACAAAGACAAACCAAACTTACACTACATCATACAAAGTTATGACACGGCGTTTAGTAAAAAAGAAACTGCCGACTATTCTGCAATTACTACCTGGGGTGTGTTCTCACCTGACGACGCAAGACCGGCTTTAATTTTACTTGATGCGCAGCGTGGTCGATGGGACTTCCCTGAACTCAAAGAAATAGCGTCAGAAGAATATAATTACTGGGAACCTGAGATGGTTCTCATTGAAGCCAAAGCGAGCGGTATGCCGTTGTCCGATGAACTTCGTCGAATAGGAATACCCGTAACCAATTATACACCATCCAGGGGTAACGATAAACGGACAAGGGTCAATTCAATTGCACCGATGTTTGAATCAGGCATGGTCTATTATCCAGAAAACAGAACTTTTGCAGAAGAAGTTATTGAAGAATGCGCCGCTTTCCCGTATGGTGAGAATGATGACTATGTCGATACGGTCACCCAAGCGTTGATGCGTTTTAGACAGTCAGGATTAATTCAACTACGGATGGACTACGAGCCAGAACCCGTAGATAATACAAGGAGAGTATTTTACTAATGAGTGGTGATAGACCTTTAAAGTTTGAAGACTTCACAAACGTGGGAACAAGTTGGAGTCAAACCAATACGATTGGATATCAATTGCCGGGTAATGATAATATATTTGTTCTTAGTGATGTCATACAAATGATTAGGGACTCCGGTGGACTTTTTGGTGGTAAAGCAGATGGGGGTTTGATTGGATATTTTGATGGTGGAATTGTTTCGTTGTTAAGGAGGTAGTATGTCATTTTTAGTAGCAAACGTTCCACCAATAAAAGTTCATGTCAAAAAACAATATCTCTATGATTTACAAAAAGGTCATGGCGAGTTTACTGAAGGTGTGTGGGTCACATGCAAATCAATACAAGGTAGAGCGTTGTACTTTGAAACCTACTTGCCAGAGTACGGTGCACTTTATGATAAACTTCCGATTTCCGCTTTTGTAGCTGAACCTACAGAATTAGATTTACCACTTGAAGAATTAGAATTGTGGGATGCATTTGATTATGGTTTGACTGTGATCGAGAAAGCAGCAATATCTGGTTGCAAAACAAAATACTTATCGCCTTCTAAGAAGTGGCATACAGGGGAATATCTGTTTACCATTGACAACTGTCATCAGGACAAAAATATATTAAACACTGGCTATGCTGAAATACCAGAGGAACATAAGTCGTTTAACATTTTGTTATTGGACAACGAACACTTTGCAGCACAGCCTAACAATCGTTGCTTGTTCTATGATAAATCGCTAAGTCCTTCAGAACTAAAGACTCCTGACTTTAAGGTATCCACTATTGAATACAATGTAGAGACCGAAAGCAAGTGGACAGCGGGCGATGACGATAATTATTTTTACGGCTTGAAAGAACAGAAATAATCGATTATTATATTCGATGATTAACCGTTCACAATTAGGGAGTACAACAAATATGAGTTCATTTTATGAAAGCAATTTATATCCAAACAAAAAAAAATTAGAGGAAAAAAAGAAAAATAGAAAACCTGGTAGACAAGCAGATGCAAAAAAGACAGGAGGACGTGTTGGGTATAAAAAAGGTAAATTAGTTGGTGGTCAAAATAAATTAGATGCCAACAAAGACGGTAAAATATCTAAAGCAGATTTCGCTCTTTTGAAAAAAAAGAAGAAGAAAAAGAAAACTAAGAAGAGCAAGTAATGGGAAAACTTTGTCCAAAAGGTAAAGCAGCAGCAAAGCGTAAGTTTAAGGTCTATCCTTCAGCGTACGCTAATATGTATGCGTCCGGTGTGTGTTCAGGAAAAATTACTCCAGGCGGTAAGAAAAATAAAAAAGCTGACGGGGGAAGAGTTGGTTTAAAGAATGGTGGATCACCAGGTAAGATTGCTAAAGGTTGTGGTGCAATCATGAGCAATCGACGTAAAGTAACCAAGTATGTCTGATGGCGAAAAAAGGTTTAAGAGCATGGGTCAAAGAGAAATGGGTGGACATTGGAGCACCCAAGAAGGATGGCAAATACCAGCCATGCGGGAGAAGCAAGGGATCAAAGAGGAAATATCCAAAATGCGTCCCACTTGCAAAAGCCACACGGATGACAAAGTCGCAAAAGGCGAGTGCTGTCAGACGAAAACGAGCTGCAGGTAATCCAGGAGGCAAACCAACGAATGTAGCTACGTTTGCAAAACGTAAAAAAGCTGCAAACGGAGGATCAATGAGTAATTACAGAAAACATTTACGAAAACCGTGAAACCAACAAAGATAGGAAACGAATGGATAACATCCACTTATAAAAACTTTCCTATAAGTAGATTGCAAACAGGAGAATACATGAAAAATAAAGTTAAAAAAATAAAAAAAGTTGTAAAAGGTTTAGAAAAAGCATCTAAAACTCATGCTGTTCAAGCCAAAACTTTAAAAAAAGTGATTAGTAATGGCAAAAGATCCAGTAAAAGGAACGGGTAAAAAGCCAAAAGGGTCAGGGAGGAGACTTTATACCGATGAAAATCCGAAGGACACTGTACGTATTGCGTTCGCGACTCCGCAAGATGCCCGGAAGACTGTGGCGAAGGTCAAAAAGGTATCTAAACCGTTTGCGCGCAAAATTCAAATCTTAACAGTTGGCGAACAACGTGCTAAAGTAATGGGCAAATCAGAAGTTGTGCGTATATTTAAACAAGGAAAAGAAGCTATAAGGAAGAAACATGGCAAGAAAACCAGATAAACAACCACCAAAGACTAAAAAATATTTTAGATCGACTAAATCGGGTGCAGGTATGACTAAAGCTGGTGTTGCACGTTATAGAAGAGATAATCCTGGTTCAAAACTTAAAACAGCGGTTACAGGTAAGGTAAAAAAAGGTAGTAAAGCTGCAAAAAGACGCAAATCTTTCTGTGCACGTAGTGCAGGACAGATGAAAAAGTTTCCAAAAGCAGCAGCAGACCCTAATTCTAGACTACGTCAGGCTCGTAAACGTTGGAAGTGCTAACGTATGATGTGTCGTAATTGCGAACACGAGTGTCATTGCAGTGATAACGGTCAGTGTGCTGTATGTGAGTGCTCAAACTGTGAGCATAATGCCTTAGATGAATTTTGGGATAGGCTAAATGAAAAGTAAGTTGACGCAAAGCAATAAAAACAGTATTCTGAGTTAGCATTATAAGGGTAGTATTATGATAAATAGAGACAAACGTATTAAAGATTCTTCTCGAGGATTAGGAAGCATGATGATGGCTTCAGATCCTGAAGAAATGAAAGTTCCAACAGATATGATAGATGATCCTGAAGGTCGTTTTGAATCAGATGAACAAGATATGATTCTGCAGATTCTGGAGTCAGGTCAATTAACTCAGATTAAAGAATCAATCGATCCTTCTACACTTTCAGAAATTATGTCAATGTATGATTCTGCTGTTGAAGATGGAAGATTTATAGGTTCGTTTGACGAATTTTTAGCGACCATGGTTGTACAACAAGTAAAACAAAATTCATCAGACATGAACCAAGGTATCATGTCAACAATGAGGGGCTAGTATGGCCATTGATAGAGAGATGCCTCTCAAAGAACAAATGAAGTTCGACATGAGAGCAGAAGAAGTAGACATTATGGAAGGTGATCCACAGTTAGATGCTGATGGAGGAGCTACAATTAATTTTGGACCAGAAAATAAAATGTCTAAAGGTCACTCTGAAAATTTAGCAGAATATTTAAGTGATGGTGATCTTGATGTTATATCAAGAGATTTAGTAGAAGCTTACGAAGGAGACAGAGACTCAAGAGAGGAATGGTCATCAACTTATGCTGAAGGGTTAGATTTACTTGGTATGAAGTATGAAGAGAGATCAAATCCGTTTCCCGGTGCGTCAGGTGTATCACATCCGTTACTTGCAGAATCAGTAACACAGTTTCAAGCACAGTCTTATAAAGAATTATTTCCTGCAGGCGGCCCTGTAAAAACTCAAATTATGGGCATGATTAATCCTCAAGTTGAAGCCCAATCTGGTCGCGTTAAAGAATTCATGAATTATCAACTAACCCACGTCATGGAAGAATACGAACCCGAGCTTGATCAAATGCTTTTCCACTTACCCTTATCAGGTTCGGCGTTTCGTAAAATTTATTTTGATAACACACTAGGACGACCTGTTTCTAAATTTGTGTCATCAGAGGATTTAGTTGTTCCATACGAGGCAACTGATTTAATGACGTGTGCACGAATTACTCACGTTGTAAAAATGATGTCGAATGAACTACGTAAGTTTCAAGTTTCAGGATTTTATCGTGATATAGATTTAGAAGAACCAACAGACGATGATCCAAGTAAAGTTAAAGAAAAAATAGACGAACTTGATGGTCGTAAAAAAGCTTATACAAAAGACAGTATTCACACTTTATTAGAAATGCATGTTGATCTTGACCTACCGGGTTATGAGGATGCCAATGAGGCAGGGGAAGAAACTGGAATTAGTTTACCATACATTGTAACTATTGAAGACAACTCAGGGGAAATTTTATCAATACGTAGAAACTGGAATGAACAAGATTCACTCAAAACTAAAAAACAATATTTCGTACATTACAAGTTCTTGCCAGGTCTTGGTTTCTATGGTTTTGGTCTCATTCATATGCTTGGTGGTCTCACAAAAACCGCAACCTCTATATTACGACAGCTTATCGATGCCGGAACACTTGTTAATTTACCAGCTGGTTTCAAAGCAAGAGGGCTTAGGATTAGGGATGATGATCAACCTTTAGTACCAGGTGAATTTAGAGATGTTGATGCACCTGCCGGAGACATTCGTAATTCATTAGTTCCATTACCTTACAAAGAACCATCAGGAACGTTATTTAATTTATTGGGTTTTGTTATTGAAAGTGGTAAATCATTTGCTGCTGTTGCTGACATGAAACTTGGTGAAGGTAACGAAGTAAATCCTGTTGGTACGACCATGGCTCTTCTTGAGAGAGGCATGAAAGTTATGTCTGCAATTCACAAAAGAATGCACATGGCTCAAGGAAAAGAATTTAAATTACTAGCTCAACTGTTTGCAGAAACATTGCCTGATATTTATCCTTATCAAGTTATAGGAGGCAATCAAGCTATTAAAGCACAAGATTTTGATGAGCGCATTGATGTAATTCCTGTATCTGATCCAAATATATTTTCAGTTACACAACGTGTGACTCTTGCACAACAACAACTACAACTTGCACAAGCTGCACCAGAGATGCATAATATTCCTGAAGCTTATAGAAGAATGTATGAGGCAATGGGTGTTCAAAATATTGAGGCTTTGATGCCACCGCCTCCACCTCCGCCACCACCTAAAGATCCTGCAACAGAAAATGCAGAACTATTGGCTGGTATGCCCGCGCAAGCTTTTCAAGGACAAAATCACGATGCTCACATTGAAGCACACTTTGCTTTAATGCACAGTACAGTGGTTAAAAGTAATCCTGTAGTTTCAGCAAATATTCAAGCTCATATTATGCAGCATATCTCATTAAAAGCTCAAGAGCAGGTGCAGGCAGAGGTTCAAGAACAAATGCAACAAATGCCGCCTGAGCAACAACAAATGATGCAACAACAAATGATGATGGAAATGCAGAGCAGAGTTGCAGAACTTGGAGCAGAATTGATAGCAGAGTTTGTTGCAGAGTATGAAGAGTTATTAAAAGACTCTTCTAACGATCCTTTAGTAGATTTAAAAAAAGAAGAGTTAGAATTAAAAGAACAAGATATGGAACGTAAAGCTCAGGAAGCACAATTAAAATTAGAACTTGAAGAACGTAAAGCTGATGATCGAAAAGAAACTGATGAAGATAGAATTGATCAACAAAAAGATGCACTAGCTATTCGTTCAGCGATTGCTGCAGAAAAATTAGAAAAAGATTCTAAAAATAAAATGATGGATAAAGCAGAAAAGATTACAGCCAATCTTGAAAAAACAACTGCTAATATTTTAAATCCTAACGGGAGACAACAATAGTGACTAAACCTGACGATAAACCAGGAAAACCGGGTGGCGGTATTAATCCAGGAGGCGGCGGTGCAGGTGGACCTAAAGATCCTTGCCGTCCCTCAGAATATATTTATGATCCTGTTACTAAAAGTATGGTTCCTCCTCCAGGTTGCCCAGGGGCACCTGATCCTGTCGAACCTACTCCAGAACCATCGCCACCGCCTTTAGGATACAGTCCTATATATACAGACGGAGGTATAGGAGTTTTTGAACCTAAAGTAAAAACAGGGATTGTTGCTGATCAATATGCTAAACTTTTAGACGTTCCTTACAGAGAGGCTTTTATGCCTGGTGGACCAGAAAGTAGTGTTTTTAGTGCAAAGAATGTTATGCCTGTTGAGACAAAAGCTGATCCTCGTCCTTACAGTAAAACAAAACAAATTCCAATCCGTGATTTAATAAAACTGCCTATGAGAGATGCAACAGATGCTGAACTATTGGCCGTATCAGGAACTCCTGATGAACCAATGATGTCAAAAGATCCTTACAAAACCATGTCCTATCAATTAGATTATGTATCATCACCTGGAAGAACTTTTACAGGATCTGGAACTAAACCACCTGGTTCAATAACGGGACCCGTTATTCCTTTGCCAGTCGTAGGTGGATCACCTACAGGAGGTGTTTTTACACCTAACCCTGGAGGTGGGGGAACTTACACAGGACCTGGAGTTAACTTACCCGGTCCAGTTGTTCCTTTACCAGTCGTCGGAGGATCATCAAAAACTGGTGGTAATTTAATTCCTCTTAGTGACGAATTAGGTTTTACAATCGATAATGAAGGCAATAAAATTTATTCTGATTCAGAAGGCAATCCTGTGTTTGCAGCTGATGGAGGTCGTATTGACAAAATGGACGGCGGCATGATGATTATTGAAGACGGGGTTGCAAATGATGGCATTGGTGGTATATTAAAAAAATATAAAGAAATAAGATCAGAATTATAAAGTAATGGACGGACTATGGTTGAGCGATAAGATACTTCGTATCATTCGCGACAAAAAACAAAAGACTACAGATTTTGTTATGCAAGGCAGCACGACAGAAAGAGCTGACTATAATTTTATGATTGGTCAATATCGTATCTTAGAAGAAATAGAAGATGAGATAAAAGAGATCTTAAAAAAAGGAGAACAAAACGATGAGTGATTTAATATTACCCACGCACATGGCTAAAGCCAGAAAAAAAGAAAAAATAAAAGTTGCAGAAGAAGGAAAAACAATTGAAGAATTAGAAAAAAACCAAAAGAAAGTAGAAGAAATATATGGAACAAGAGAATCTAAATACCTGGACCCTGATAATATTGACAGCGATATTGCTGAAAAACTACCTCGTCCCACTGGTTGGAGGATTTTAATTTTACCTTATTTAGGTGCAGAACGCACAAAAGGTGGAGTTATTTTATCTGATCAAACACGTGAAAGAGAGCAGTTAGCAACCGTTTGCGGTTATGTAGTAGCCACTGGCCCTGATGCGTATGGAGATACAGCTAAGTTTCCTGAAGGACCTTGGTGTAAAAAAGGTGATTGGGTGATCTTTGCCCGTTATGCGGGGTCAAGATTAAAAATTGACGGTGGTGATTTAAGACTCTTGAATGATGACGAAATACTTGCTATAATACAGGATCCGACTGACATATTACATATGTAGTCATCTTGCAATAATTAACCATGGAGAACAAGAACCATGCCAGAGGCAGAAAAAATACAAGACGATAAAATCGTCGACATCGATACCAGCGGTCCTTCCGTTGACATTGAACTAGAAGAATCAAAAGTAAATCCCGTAGAAGAACAGGAAGAAGTAGTTGAAGAGCAAGCTGCTCCTGCTCCTGCTCCTGAACCAGAAACAAAAGAAGACGAACCAAAGTCAACGGACAAAGGTGAGCACGAAGAATACAGTGAAAAAGTTAACAAAAGAATTTCTAAACTTGTTGGCAAACTTCGTGAAGCAGAACGTCGAGAAGAGGCAGCCTTAAAATTTGCTGAAGGTTTAAAAACTAAAACTGAAGAACTTGAAAGTAGTTTAACGAATGTTAATCAACACTATGCTCAATCTATGGAGACAGCCTCAACATCACAAGTTGAAGAAGCAAAACTAAGATTAAAAAAAGCAATTGAAGAAAGTGATGTAGAAGCACAAGCAGAAGCGCAAAGTATTTTGGCTCGTGCATCTCTTGACGCTGAACGTGCAAAAATTCAAAAAGAACAACTTGAGTATCAAGCACAACAGTTTCAACAACAAAAAGAAACACCTCAACCTCAACAATATCAACAGCCACAACAACCTGCACCACAACCTGACGCTAAAGCTCAAAGTTGGGCGGCTAAAAATGAATGGTTTGGAGCGGACGAGGCTATGACGTATACAGCTTTTGCTGTTCACAGAAAACTAGTTCAAGAAGAAGGATACGACCCTAAATCTGATGAATATTATGACGAAGTCGATCGTAGAATTAGAGAACAATTTCCACATAAGTTTGAAGTAGAAAAAAGCAAGAAAACAGTTGACCAAACTGTGGCCCCTGCTGTAAAATCAGTTTCCAAACAAGGAAAACGCACTGTGAGACTCACACCATCACAAGTTGCGATAGCGAAAAAACTTGGTGTGCCATTAGAAGAATATGCTAAATACGTGAAGGAGTAAGCATTATGACAAATAAAACAAGAACCTCACGCTCATCTCAAACTAGAGATAAAACTGCCAAAAGGCAGCCATGGCGACCACCATCTAGATTAGACGCGCCACAAGCACCTGACGGATTTCAGTATCGTTGGATTCGAGCTGAAGTTATGGGTCAAGAGGACAAGAAAAACGTTTCTTCTCGTATTAGGGAAGGTTACGAACTTGTTAGACTTGAAGAATTAGGAGGCTTTGATGCCCCGACTGTTGAAGACGGAGCACATAAAGGCGTTGTTGCTGTAGGTGGATTACTGCTAGCCAAAATACCAAACGAAATTGCAGACGAGCGAAGAGCTTATTTTGCACAACAAACATCAGATCAACAACAAGCCGTTGACAATAGTTTGTTGAGGGAGCAGCATCCTAGTATGCCTATAGACAATCCAAATAGGCAAACAAGAGTATCTTTTGGCGGTGCCAAGAAACAAGATTAGTTTCTAACACACTATTCATTGCCAAAATTAAATTGGATTATTAACAATAACTAATAATTTATTAGTCTAAGGAGGACTATAATTATGGCAAATAAAGACGCAGCCTTTGGGTTTAGACCTGCAAGGCATTTAAGTGGTGGCGAGATTCGTACTGAAGAGTATGCAATTGCAGCTAACCACGGCACTTCCATCTTCAGCGGACAAGTTGTAGAGGCAGTGGCAGCGGGCGGTATTGAGCAAGCAGCAGCTGGAGACACTCAGCAATTGGGTGTTTTTGGAGGTTGTTTTTATACTGATCCGACATCAAGTAAACCAACATATAAGGCGTTCTATCCGGCAAGCACTAATGCTTCTGATATCGTTGCATATGTTTACTCAGATCCACATATCGTGTTTGAAGCACAACATGATGGAACTGGAACAGCAGCTATGAATCATTCGGGTTTTGATTTTGTAGGTACTAGTGGAAGCACTATTACTGGACAATCAACTTCTGAGATTGATACTTCTACTTCTGGTACATCAGGTGGTTTTAAGCAAATCGGAATCTCAAAAGATCCTGATAACAGTGATACAGCAAATGCAAACGCTAACGCGTATGTAGTGTTTAACACTGGTGAGCATGTGTATAAACTAACAACTGGCGTATAGGGAGGATTTAAACTATGGCTATAAATAGATCACAACTTGCAAAAGAGTTGGAACCTGGTTTGAATGCACTATTTGGACTAGAATATCAAGGCTATGAGAATCAACACGCTGAAATCTTCGACACAGAAAACTCTGACAGAGCTTTCGAAGAAGAAGTAATGTTGTCAGGCTTCGGTTCTGCATCAGTTAAACCAGAAGGTTCTTCTGTTAACTTTGATAGCGCAACTGAGTCTTTCACAGCTCGTTACTCTCATGAAACAGTGGCACTGGCTTTCCAGATTACTGAAGAAGCTGTAGAGGATAACCTTTACGACAAGATCAGTACTCGTTATACGAAAGCTCTTGCACGTTCAATGGCTCATACAAAACAAGTTAAAGCTGCAAACGTTTTAAACAACGGTTTCGACTCTAACTTTAAAGGTGGAGACGGTGTGGAGTTATTTTCTTCAGCTCACCCAACTACATCTGGTAACCAAAGAAATGAGTTAGAGACGCCTTCAGATCTTAATGAGACATCTTTAGAGCAAGCAATGATTGACATTGCTGCTTTTGCTGATGACAGAGGTCTAAAAGTTGCTGCTAAAGCTCGTAAGTTGATTATACCTTCAGCTCTACAATTCACTGCAGAAAGATTAATGAAATCTGCAAACAGAGTTGGAACTGCTGATAATGACATCAACGCATTAGCATCAAAAGGAATGATTCCTGAAGGCTATGTAGTGAACAACTACATAACTGACACAGACGCATTCTTTATCAAAACTGATGTGCCTAATGGTATGAAACATTTCCAAAGATCACCGATCGCTACTTCTATGGAAGGCGACTTTGAAACAGGAAATATGAAATACAAGGCTAGAGAGCGTTACAGCTTTGGTTTCTCTGATTGGAGAGGAATGTTTGCTTCTGAAGGAGCGTAATAATTCTTTTCAATAAAGAACTTAGGAGGGGCGCTTCGGCGCCCCTTTTTATTTGCATATTTATTCTTAAAAGCGTATAATCGACGCACTGCATATATAAAACAGTCAGCATAGACTCATGCAGTAGACAATGTCTCAGACTATGTTGGCGGAAAAGGAGACCTATATGGCAAATTCAACTTTTAGTGGTCCGGTCAGATCAGAAGGTGGCTTTAACGTAATTAATAAAGCAGCTTCTACTGGCGTGATTACAGAAACTGGTTTTTCAGTTAACTCAACTGGACAACTAGTATCAATGGGAACTAGAAAAATACAATCTTTTGCTGGTACATTGGCATCAACAAACGCAGCATCAACTGCTTATGGAGATGGTGATGTCCTTGTTGAATTAGGAACTTTAGATGTTACAGCACCTGACGATTTAGTAACACCTTCTAAGTTTTTTATTCACAGAGCATTAATTGGTATTACAACTGCAGCAGGACAAACTCTTGTTGGTGGTTTATCATTAAGTGCAACATCTGGAACAGCGACTAACACTGCAGTTGCTTCTGGAACTGAAATTGTTGGTGCTGGTGTAACATCTTTTAACGAACAGTTAAGTGCTACACAATCAATCACAGAGGTTGATGTAAACTTTAACAATACTGCTGGTAACTACCACATCTTTGTTCCAAACATTACAGCGGCGATTGCTAGTAAAAACTTATATGCTTTTGCTACTACAGCAGTAAACGCTGACATAACTGCTGGAAGATTTACAGTAGAATTAGAATACTCAGTATTTTAAAAATTAACGTTAATGTGGGCCTTCGGGCCCACATGTTTCTTAATTAAGGAGGGAAACACATGGCAGACACAGTAACAGGACCAGAGGTCTTACAAGAAAACGATAAAAGAGTAGCTCTTAAAATAGTTATAGAATCAGATGGTACAGGCAGTACAACTGTTTTTTATGACGCTTCAGCACGTACTGTTGCAGGAGCCGCTACACGAGGAGCCTTACAAAGAGTTTGGTTTTGTTGTGATACAGGCGACGGAGGAGATTCTTTTGCTCGTTTAGATTTTGAAGATTCAGATGGAGACAGACCTTTACTTGGTTTAACAGGAACAGGTTATTGGGACTTTAGAGAATTCGGTGGATTACCACCAAGCACTGACGCCAACACTAACGGTGATATTAATGTGGTCATTCCCGGTGAGGCTGACGACGGTAATATGTACACAATTATAGCAGAGTTTATTAAAACTGGCTCAGTGTAATAGGGAGTAACGTATGGCTGTATCAGGTTCTACTGATTTTAGCATAGATGCTGCAGAAGTAATTCAAGAAGCTTACGAACGTTGTGGGTTACAAGAAGTTACTGGAAAAGACTTGCGTACAGCAATACGTAGTATGAACTTGCTGATGTCTGAGTGGGCCAATCGTGGTCTTAACTTATGGACTATTCAACTTGGAACACAATCAACAACAGCAAGTGATGCTGACTACACTTTAGCCACAAATATTGTAGATGTTTTAGAAGTTGTATTAAGAGATGCTAATAGTTTAGATACAAATCTTGGTAGAGTTAGTCGTGCTGATTATCACATGCTTCCAAATAAAAGCACCGAAGGTAGACCATCTCAGTTTTATTTTGAAAGAACAACGACGCCAACTTTGTTTTTGTACCCAACTCCTGATTTATCTACATATACCGTAAGATATTATTACTTAAAAAGACTAGATGATCTTGATTTAGCCACAGATGATCCAAATGTTTCATTTAGATTTTTGCCTTGCTTAGTTGCAGGTATGGCTTATTATCTTGCTATGAAAAAAGCACCTGAAAAAGTTCAACTGTTGAAAGCAGTTTACGACGAAGAATTTGAACGAGCTCGACAAGAAGACAGGGAGCGCTCTAGTTTTAGCGCAGTTCCTGGACGAGGGTACTTTAACAACTACTAAAGGAGGATTTATGATTAGTAAGTTACTTTTTATAAAAGATTGGGCGATGAATCTTGATAAGAAGAAAAAGATCATTGCAGCAGCCATTGTAATCATAATTATTATTGCACTGGTAAAATAATGGAACCACGAAATTCAACAGAATTAATCGTTATCCATTGTGCGGCAACAAAAGCTTCTATGGATGTGGATGCAGCAACCATAAGAGATTGGCATGTCAATGGCAATGGATGGCGAGATATAGGCTATCACAAAGTAATAAAACGTTCAGGAGAAGTTGAAGATGGACGAGATATTCGTGATTCAGGCGCACATGCTGCTGGCTATAATCATAAAAGCATAGGTATTTGTCTTGTAGGAGGTATGGCTGATGATAATTCTGCTGAAAATAATTTTACTGATCATCAATGGATAGCTCTTTTGGTGTTAGTTAAAGAATTACAAGATGAATATCCAGACGCTAATGTTATTGGTCATAATGAAATAAGTGAAAAAGAATGTCCGTCATTTGACGTTCAAGAATGGAAGAGGGATAATTTATAATGGGACCATTACTATCAATATTACCTACTGTACTTAAAACAGGAGCTAGTGTTTTTGCTAATAAACAAAAAGCAAAAATACTTATGTCCGACGCTGCTTTATTGCATGCACAGAAAATGGCAAATGGAGAAGTGGAGTATCAAGCTCAAGTTAGACAATCAAACGACAAAGGATGGAAAGACGAGTTCGTTTTGATTCTCATAAGTTTGCCGATTTTATTGTTGATATGGAGTGTGTTTAGCGATGACCCAAGCATACAAGAAAAGATAGATGTGTTCTTTGACAAGTTTGCAAATCTGCCTTTTTGGTACCAGAGCTTGTTTATCGGCGTGGTCGCCTCGATATACGGACTCAAGGGCGCAGATATATTTAAAGGTAAAAAATGAAAATGACTTGGGTCATAACTGCTATGCTACTTTATCATGGCGTAGAAAAACCTATTATTACTGACTATTTGGTAAAATCGTTTGACACAAAATTTGATTGTTTAGACTATGTTTGGGACAACAAAGTAGATATGATTGATGGTTTATTAGAAGTACACAGAGAAGTAGATGGTGTTAAACTAAGAACGTTTGCTTTTTATTGTGAAAACAGATTCGTAGAATTGGAAGAAGTATGATAGATTTTTCTGGTTTTGGTATTTATTTTTTTTATGTAGCAATTATTTTATTTGTTTATGAAGCTCTCTGAAGACACGACCGTCTCCTTACCATTTAAAAATCTTTTGGCCATTCTGGCCGCCGTGGCACTTGGCACGACCAGCTATTTTACGGTGGTTGAACGTTTAAACAGTATTGAAACTACATTACAGCTAATGGAAAAAGATTTAGAAGCTGCTAATATCTTTATAGATTCGGTGCCCAAGGGCGGCATGGTCAGTCCCCAAGTCCAAGAATTATACATGTTGGTTGAGTACCTTGGCGAGAACGTAGACAAACTAAAAGAACAGATGGAAGCAGAGATACCTATGATATTAAAAAATGATATGGTTATACAGTTTCACGAGGAAAGATTAATAGACTTGGAGTCAAAAACAAATGGAAACCATTAAAGTTGTATTTGCAATACTTATGATACAGAACGGTTCAACAATTGAGATGGTGCCGACTGAGGGACTTAGCGATTGTCTTAAGCAGAAACGTTTAATTAGCAGACAGATAGGTGAGGAGCAAGATGGAATATACATGCAATGTAAGGAGGTTACGGCTTCTCTCTACGAAGACATGGGCCGACTTAAGATCAAAAAGATCATAGAATAACGCCTTGACTAAGGAGTATATCTAAGTAAATTATAATATAACATAAAAGCAGTTCGGGGGGATTATGCTTAAGGGTATTTCAATACTAGTTATTGTATTAGTTGGATTTTTATGGATGTTTGGTTCTTTAATGGACTCCGCAATGGCAGACGTCACAGGCGCTGGCTCAACAAACAACACACAAAATACATCAGGATCATCAGCTAGTAACACAGCAATTACGGGCGGCTATCACAGTGAGTCCACAACAAACTATCAAGATGGTTCATCATCTAATACAACTACAAACAACAGTACTACAAACAATTCTTATACTGGTGATCAACGTACGGTGCCCTCTGCATCTGCTCCGGGTATTTCTGCAATGTCACAAGATCTTTGCACTGTAGGTGTATCTGCAGGTTTGCAAAAACCATTGATAGGTGCAAGTCTTGGTATTACAAAACGTGATATGAATTGTGAACGTATGAAGTTATCTAAACTATTATTTGATTTTAACATGAAGGTTGCTGCTGTATCCATACTATGTCAAGACAGCAGAGTATTTCAAAGCATGGCACATGCTGGAACACCGTGTCCGTTTAATGGCAAAATAGGTGATGCTGCATTAGAAGAATGGAATAAATATGACAAAGAAAGACCCGACTACGAAGAGTATGTGGCGTCATTACGATACATGGAAAAAGTAGATAACAAAATCTTGGAGGAGTTAAATGAAGAACCTATTATTGTTGACGGCGATGGCAACGCTGTTATCCTCGGTAGCCAAAACTGACGTAGTAGTTATACCAGACACACCAAACGTAGGCGACACAACCACAATCACCACTGTAACAACAGGCAATCCTGTTACAACAGATAATCTTATATCTCACGATTGGATTGATGGCAGTTGGGTAGGCACAATGTTTCCAGATTCATCAGACATAAACGAACACATTTATCTTACAGGTAAAGATGGCGCATATGCAGAGACTACAATTAAATCAGAAGACTATGTGTCAATAGAAGAAATGAAATTAGGTTTTAGTTCTAACTTTAACGCTGACATACGATGGTGGAACCCAACTGAGTCAACAGTCACAATGTATCAAATAGCGTCTAATGGTGTTGACACCACAACACAAAGCACAACATTTGAAGACACAACAAATCACAATTATCAGTTTAATAATTATGGCAACACTTTAATAATGAATGCTGACCCAAACATGACACATGGCACACTTACAGCAGGTTTTAGTTTTGATATACTTGGAAATAAAAACTACAACGGCGGACATGCAGGTGTAGACGTAAAGGACCCAACACTAACCATAGACTACACTGCATTGTCAGCGACAACTGTGACAACAGTTGAATACTGTTGGCAAAAAAATCCACCAACATGTCCTGGTCAAGACGAAATAGATATTGTTGAGGATATAATAGATGACATCGATACTATTATTTACGACATACCTGATGATTTTTTTGAACCAGAACCTGTTCCAATAGATATTGAATATTCATTCAATGATGAATACTTTGAAGAAGATTTTGGTATAGAAGATGATTATATGATAGCTGACGAATTTTTTTTTGAAGACGATTACTATCAAGATGACTTTTACGAAGACATTGAATTGGCATACGTTCCTGAAACAGATATTGACATGGACATGGACATGAACGTAGATTGGAATAATTCTAATGTAGAACTATTTGATGACCTGCCTCTGGTAGAGGAGGCGGTTATAGATGACATAGTTATGGAAGAGGAAATGTTTGTAGAAGAATTTACAGAAGAAATGCAAGAAGAGTTTATAGAAGAAGTGTATGAAGAATTCGTAATAGAAACAGAAACTGAACCAATGCCTGAACCAGAGCCGGAACCTATAGAAGAGGTGGCCATGGTAGAGGAAGAAATTATAGAAGAAGAACCAATCGAAGAGGAAATTATAGATGAAGAAGTTGCAGAGCAACCCAGTAGCGAAGAAGTTATTGCAGACGAACCAGAACCGACAACAGAAGTTGCCGAACAAGAAGAGATCGTCGAGGAGCCAATTGAAACAGAACCTACTGAAATTGCAGAAACAGCAGAGCCAGAATCTACAGAATCAGTGGAAGTTGATATAGATATTAAGGTCGCTGCCATAGAAAAAGCAATACAGAACAAAGTATCAAACGAGATGCAACGAGTCAGTTTAACGCTTGATGTAATTAATGAAATTGTGTCTCGTGAGATGACAGCAAAACAAGCCGATATTTCTAGCTATTTTGACACAAATGCTGCGCTGTTCGATACGCGTCAATTACCAGGCGGTGACCCTATGTTTTTTATGCAGGCTAGTCTAGACAGCTATAATAAAACAATATATGCTAGACAATTAAACATCATTGGCTCAGATCCTGTTGTAAAATACGAAAACAGAATGAGAAATGCTAAACAAAAAACAGGCGAAGCCTACTTAAAATTAAAGGAGTTGCTAAATGCAAGAACTATTCAGTAAACTCAGTGGATACGCAGCACTTATTGGTGTTATAGGTGCCATTGGTGGAGGTTTTATGGCATGGGGTGAATTTAATAACCGCATTGCACAGTTAGAAAATAAAGAATTTATTGTTAATGAAACTGTTGATTTATCAAATATTAATCAAAAAATAGAAGATCTTATTAAAGCAATAGAAGCTGTTAAAGCTGATGTAAAAATAAATGAAGCGGCGATAAATTTTCTTGATGCAAAAATAAACGAAATAAAAGTAGAACAATCTAATCCACTTGGAGGTTAAATGGCGTACGCAAGAGGTAAATACGCAAAAGCGATCTCTGATCGAAGTGGGGTTGCATTTCCCTATAAAGAAATGGTAAAAGAATGGAATGGCTCTTTAGTTCACAGAACTGAGTATGAAGAAAAACATCCTCAACTAGAGCCTAAACGAGTTCGTTCTGATAAGATATCATTATTAGACGCTCGCCCTCAAGAACAACATGTAGTGTTTGTGTCTATTGGACGTGGAGCAGAAACTGTTTTTTCTTCCGATACGATGCAGCCCGCAACTGTTGCACAAGACATAACAGCTTTATTTAAGATTGGAACAGTAACAGTGTCATGACCACATTTACAATATTAAAACAAGATTTAATTGATTTAACAGAGGATAATAGTTCAGCATTTGCAACCGAAAGTTTACAATTTATAGCAACAGCAGAATTAAGATTATCTAGAGAACTTGATAATTGTCCTGGACTACAGAAACACGTTACTTCTGCATTAACAGCTAGTGATCCTTTTATAACCAAACCATCAGATTATGTTTCTTCTATATCTTTTCAAGTGTTGTCTTCAGCAGCAGCAAGAACACCTCTTGAATATAGAGATGTTAGTTACATTAATGAGTATTGGCCAACTAGAACAAGCACCGGCACTCCAAAATATTATGCAGATTGGGACGATAACTTTTTTATAGTCGCACCAACTCCAAGCGCTGGTTTAAATTTAGAAATTAATTACAGAAGAAGATTTGATGCTCTTGATAGTGATACAGCTACAAATTGGTTAACAGAACATGCTTATGATGCATTACTTTACGGTTCTCTTATCGAAGCAGCTGTTTATAATAAAAACCCACAACAGCAACAAGTGTATCAGCAACGTTACGTTGACGCTGTACAATCAGTGAATAAAGAACTTGCATTAAAACGTGGTGATAACTTTACTAGGTAGTTATGGTTTTAAAAATAGAAGATAGAGTCAGAGAGACCACAACCACAACGGGAACCGGAACATATAGTTTAGGCGGAGCAGTCAATGGTTTTCAATCTTTTGTTACAGCAATTGGTGATGGTAACACTACTTACTATGCAGTTGTTAATCGTAATGCTGATGAATGGGAACTTGGTATTGGTACAGTAGCTGACGCAACACCTGATACCTTAGCTCGTACTACAGTTATCTCAAGTTCTAACAGTGATAGTGCTGTTAGTTTTAGTGCGGGAACAAAAGATGTTTTTGTAACTTTACCTTCTAGTAAATCAACTTTTATAAATGGTAGTAATAGTCTTGTCATTGGTAATGGAGCAGCTGGTGTTGACTACAGTCTTACGTTTGACGGCGAAAGTAATGACGGAGTTATAACTTGGAAAGAAGACGAAGACTACTTCTTGTTCTCTGACGATATATTAATGAACAGCACCGAAAAAATTCAATTTGGTGACACTGCATCTTTTATACAACAATCATCTGATGGTACTTTACGTATAGATGGTGAAGCAATTATTGATTTAAACGCAAGTACAAGAGTTGATGTATCTGGAGATATAAAAGTTGGTGGTGAAGTACAAACAGCCAATATTGGATTTACAGATGGTGATAATGCCCTCGTTATTGTAGATGGTGGTGGAGTTACTCTTAGCACAAGTTTAACCTTAGCAAGTGGTTCAACCGTTACATCTATAAAAGATGAGGATGATATGGCAAGTGACTCAGCAACAGCACTAGCTACTCAACAATCAATTAAAGCTTTTGTTGCAGCATCAATAACAGCTGAAGATTTAGATATAACAACTGACAGTGGTACGATTGCAATTGACCTTGACAGTGAAACGTTAACCGTTGCCGGTGGTACAGGATTAGCCTCAAGTGCTTCTTCTAATACAGTTACACTAGCAGTCGATGCAGCACAAACAGGAATTACTTCTGTCGTTAATACAAGTTTAGAAATAGGTAGAGACGCAGACAACAGAATTAAATTTGGAACAGACAATCAAATTATCTTTGAAGTGTCTGGTGGCGACAATGTCATATTTAAAGCAAGTGGTGAAATCGAAGCGTCTAGCTTAGATATATCGGGAGATGTGGATGTTGATGGCACGTTAGAAACAGATGCACTTTCAATTAATGGAACTGCGGTAACATCAACAGCAGCTGAACTTAACATTTTAGATGGTGTAACATCAACAGCAGCTGAATTAAATATACTAGACGGCGTCACTTCTACAGCAGCTGAATTAAATATTTTAGATGGTGTAACTGCAACAGCAACAGAACTTAATTATAGTGATACAGGAGCATCTGTAGGTACGGTAGTTGCAAGCAAAGTTGTAACAGCAGATGCTAATAAAGATGTAGCATCTTTTAGAAATATTACATTAACAGGTGAACTTGATGCAGGTTCTCTTGATGTAAGTGGTGATGCAGATATTGATGGTACATTAGAGGCTGATGCAATAACGGTTAATGGCACTGCTTTATCTAGTGTAATAGCCGGGACAACAGTTACACTAGCATCTACAGTAACAGTTACAGACAGCACAGCTAATACGAACTTTCCTGTTGTGTTTCATAATGAATCAAATGGTTTATTAGATGACACCGGTGCACTAAGATATAATCCAAGTACAGGAGAATTACTCGTACCTAAACTAACTGTAGCAGGTACAACTACGACTGTAGATACAGTTACAATGCAGGCTGAAAATGCAATAATATTTGAAGGAGCTACTGCTGATGCAAATGAAACTACGCTTACAATTATAGATCCCACTGGAGATAGAACAATTAATCTACCAAACGTTTCAGGTACATTACCTGTATTAGCAGCTGCAAGCACAACACAGATTACATCTACACCTGAAGAATTAAACACACTAGATGGTATTACCGCAGTGGTTGGTGAACTTAATGCTCTAGATTTAGGTAGCACAGCAGTTGGAACAGCGATTGCTTCCAAGGCAGTTATTTTGGATTCTAATAAAGATTATACCGGTATTAGAAACTTAACTATTACTGGTGAATTAGATGGAGCAACACTAGATATATCTGGTGATGCAGACATTGATGGAACATTAGAAGCTGATGCTATTACAATTGGTGGCACAGCTATAAATACAGTCATAGCTGGTGTTACTGTAACAAATGCTACCAATGCAGCGCACGTATCTGTAGCTGATAATGAAAGCACAAATGAAAATAATTTAATACCGTTTATTGAGGATGAGTCTGCTACCGGTAATGTTGGTTTAGAATCGGACGGAGACTTTACATACAACCCAAGCACGGGCAGACTTACAGCGACGCAACTAGCCGGTACACTACAAACAGCAGCTCAAGCAAATGTCACATCTTTAGGTACACTGACCACGTTGACCGTAGACAATGTCATAATAAATGGATCAACTATAGGACACACTGGCGATACAGACTTAATGACAGTTGCAAGTGGAGTCTTGACTGTAGCTGGAGAAGTGTCCATGACAACTTTAGATATAGGTGGCACTAACGTTACATCTACGGCGGCTGAGTTAAATATTTTAGATGGCGTTACGTCCACTGCCGCAGAATTAAACATATTGGATGGCGTGACTTCTACTGCAGCAGAACTAAATGTACTCGATGGTATCACCGCAGTAGTAGGTGAGCTTAACGCATTAGATCTAGGCAGCACAGCAGTTGGTACAGCTATTGCTTCTAAAGCAGTTATTTTAGACTCAAACAAAGATTATACAGGTATTAGAAATTTAACTATTACAGGTGAACTAGACGGAGCTACATTAGACATATCCGGTGACGCAGATATAGATGGCACATTGGAGGCAGATGCCATCACAATAGGCGGCACATCAACAGATACACTATATGCATCTCCGGGGTTCGCAGTTGCGATGGCAATCGCTCTGTGATATAAAGAAATAGGAGAAAAATATGGCACAAGATTTTGAATCAAATGGTAAAAGAATAACAAATTCAGCTACCACTATCTTTACAGCAGACAGCGATGATGCGGTTGTAGGTCTTCGTTTTGCTAATATTCTAACCACAACAGACACACTAGATGTATTTATTACAGATGCTGGTGACAGTAACAATACTAGATATTTAATTAAAGGTGTTAGTGTTCCTGTTGCTTCATCTCTTGAAGTTATACAAGGTGGTGCAAAAATTGTTATGCAAAATGGTGATGTGTTAAAAGCGCAAAGCGGAACAGCTAACGGTTTTGATTGTTGGGTTAGTAGAGTAGATTCGATTAGTACATAAGGAGTAACTATGGCATACAAAGAAGAAATAGGTGGTCCGTTATTTGTTGGATCAGGTGGAATGGCATCAGAGGTTATACCTGAACACGATGCTACTGTTGATGTTAATCAAGTTGTAGGTCATGCAGTTCTTGCAGGACCAATTACATTTAACGCCATCGTAACCATAACAGGTGTCGTGGTGGTGATGTAATGCCTTTAGAGTTTGACGGCGTTAACGGTATAATTAAGAACAGCACTAGCGATGGTGATGTAACTATTAAAGGTAATGATGGTGGTAGTGAGATATCATTATTAGCTTTTGATGTATCTGCCGAAGGCACCGCGGTTTTTAATTCTACTGTTACAGTTGGCTCAAGCTTATTAATTAATGGAACAACTCCCACACTTACAATCGGTGATGCTGGAGCGGAAGACACTAAGATTGTATTTGACGGCAACGCACAAGATTTTTATATAGCTCTAGACGATTCTGCTGATGATTTAATAATTGGTAGAGGTTCAACAGTAGGCACAAGTGCTGACATACAATTAAACGCTGACGGTGATATAGGTATTGCAACAGCTCCTAACAATGTAGACTCAGGCAGAACACTACACATTAAAGGCCATAACTCTGATGGTGCTAACATAAGATTACAAAGCACCGGTGACACTGCTGATACTGATGACATGGTTATTCAAAAAAATGACACTGTAGGTTTTATAAAATTATTTGGTGGTGACACTTTTAAAGTATTTACATCTGGCGCAGAACGATTAGCTATTGATGCTGATGGAGTGGTGGCAATTACAACTTCTGGTAACGGCGATAACCTTCAATTAATATCAACAGATGCTGATGCTAATATTGGACCTAACTTAAGACTATATAGAAATTCTGGTTCACCTGCAGATAGTGACAGTTTAGGTATGATTGATTTTGAAGGTCGTAACGATAACTCACAAGACGTAATATACGGACAAATAGAAACTTTAACTACAGATGTTAGCGATGGAGCTGAAGATGGTTATATGAATCTTTCTGTAATGCTTGCTGGAACACTACGCAGTAGAATAGAAATGGATTCAGGTGAAACTGTTATTAACGAAGCATCTCAAGACCTAGACTTCCGAGTAGAATCTAATGGTAATGCCAATATGTTATTTGTTGATGGTGGGAACAATAGGGTTGGAGTTGGTTGTGACCCAAGTGCAGATTTTCATGTTGACTCATCTGGTGGTGGTGTAATTAGAATAAGTAGAAACGGTACTAGTACATCAAATTTCATGGCATTAGAATCAGATGGAACTAATGGAACTGTTAAAGCAATTCAATCATTAATAATTTCTACTGGTGGTAGTGAATCTATGAGAATAGATAGTTCTGGTAATATATTTGTAGCAAAAACATCAGCCGCTACAAGCACAGTTGGTCACGAACTACAAGCAAATGGAAAAGCAGTATTTACTCGTGCTAGTGGAACAGTTGTAATTGTGCAAAGAAATACAGATGATGGGGAGTTAATTAAATTTCAACAAGATGGTTCACTTGAAGGTAATATTTCAGTAAGTGGTTCAACTGTTTCTTATAACGGTTTTACTGGTTCTCACTGGTCAAGACTTGCTGATAATTCTAAACCAACAATACTTCGTGGAACTATAATGGATTCAATAGATGAGATGTGTGACTGGTATCAAGCTGTTGCAGAAGTAGCAGAAAGCACAGATGATGAAGGCAACGTAACACCAGCACACACAGTAAAAGAATCAATAGCTTTAGGTGATAAATCTGTTGGTGATGCAATTACATTTACATCTAATGGAACTGAGTACACAGGCACTATTGTTAAAGAAGGTGATGTAAAGCATACTAAATGTAAAGTCTCTGACACAGCAGATAGTAAAAAGGTCTATGGCGTATTCTCAAATTGGGATGATCAAGATGACGGACTTGATGGTGATGTTAATGATATGAATATCGCACAAGTTGGAACATATATTATTAGAGTTAATAAAGATGTAACTGTTTCTGCTGGTGATCTTCTTGTATCTAATGGTGATGGCACAGCTAAGAAACAAGATGATGATATTATAAGAAGCAAAACAGTTGCCAAAGTAAATTCAAATATTAAAGTAGAAACGTACAGTGACGGTAGTTATACCGTGCCTTGTACGTTGCATTGTTAAGGACAAATTATGACAAGTGAAATAAAAGTAGACACGATCAGCGAACAGACATCCGCGAACGGTGTAACCATTGATGGTCTAACCATCAAAGACGGTAACATTATCGGGGACGTTGCATTAGCTGGTACTACACCTACATTTACAATAGGCGATGGTGGTGCTGAAGATGCGGCTCTTATCTTTGATGGTAACGCAGTTGACTTTGTTGTAGGACTTGATGACTCAGCAGATGAATTTAGGATTGGTGTTGGAAGCGGTTTAGGTTCTGATAGAGTATTTGAAATTAATTCATCAGGAGATACAACTTTTCAGAAACCTGTTTTTTTTGCTGGAAGTTCACCATCAGTAACAATCGGTGATGGCGGAGCAGAGGACACAAAGCTAGTCTTCGATGGCAACGCACAAGATTTTTATATAGCTTTAGACGATTCTGCTGATGATTTAGTAATTGGAACAGGCTCTACTGTAGGTAGTAATGTTAAAATGGTTATTGAAAACGGAGGTAATGTTGGAATCGGAACTGCATCGCCTTCACAAACGTTGTCTGTTGCAGGGAATATGGATATTTCTGCAACTTCAAGACTATATCTTGATGGTGGTGGAGATACTTTTATTGAAGAAGTTTCAGGAAATACAATAGCTATTACTACCAACAACACTGAAAGAATGCGTTTTTTTAGTGGTGGTAATGTTTCAATAGGTACAACAACTGATCCAGCAAAATTAGCAGTTAGAACTTCCGATAGTACAGCAGGCCCAAATTCTGACGCAGATGAATTATTTTTAGAGTCAAATGGAAATGCTGGAATGACTATAGGTTCTAGTACATCAACTTCAGGTAACATACATTTTGCTGATAATGGTGCAGCTAATAGAGGAATTTTAACTTACGACCATGGTGCAGACGAAATGAAGTTTGGTACTGATGGTTCTATAAAGGGAAGGTTTGATAGTTCTGGTCACTTCTTGGTAGGTAAATCATCACAAGGCTCAGGCACTGCAGGTGGAGAAATTCTTTCAAGTGGTCTTGTTATAGGTACAAGGTCGGCAAATGTTGCTGCGCTTTTTAATAGACTTGCAGATGATGGTACTATTGTATCGCTAAGACAAGCAAGTACAGAAGAAGGAACAATCTCAGTATCAGGTTCAACAGTTTCTTATAACGGTTTTACTGGCTCTCACTGGTCAAGACTTGCTGACAACTCCAAGCCAACAATTTTACGTGGAACTATAATGGAATCAATAGATGAAATGTGTGATTGGTATCAAGCTGTTGCAGAAGTACCTGCAATTTTATGGACTGCTGAAGATAAAGAAACTCAAGATACTCTTTGGACAGAAGATAACACTTTACCCGATGATGTTGAAGTTGGTGATGTAAGATGGGCAGCAACTCAAACTGTTGGTGATGTTAAAGAAGCAGCATATACAATAAAAGAATCAATAGCGTTAGGCAGTAAAGCTGTGGGTGATGCAATCACTTTTACATCTAATGGAATTGAATATACAGGAACTATTATAAAGGAAGATGACATTAAGCACACTAAATGTAAAGTATCTGATACAGCGAATAGTAAGAAAGTTTATGGTATATTCTCAAACTGGGATGATGCTGATGATGGGCTTGATGGTGATGTCAATGATATGAACATTGCACAAGTTGGTACATTTATTGTAAGAGTTAGCAAAGATGTAACTGTAGAAGCTGGTGATTTACTTGTTTCTAATGGTGACGGCACAGCAAAAGTATTAGAAGGAAGCACATCAATAACAGCGGATGTTCAAAGTTCTATAGTTGCCAAGGTAAATTCAAATATTAAAGTAGAAACGTACAGTGATGGTAGTTATACTGTTCCATGCACGTTGCATTGTTAAGGATAAACTATGAGTGAAATAAGAGTTGATACTATATCAGAAAAAACCAGCGCCAATGGTGTAGCCGTTGACGGTGTAACATTAAAAGATGGGCAAGTTGATTTAGCGGATAGCAAAAAAATACTATTAGGTGATTCAGATGATTTAGAAATCTATCACGATGGTTCTAACTCTATTATATCAGATGCGGGAACTGGTAGTATTGAAATTCAATCCAATGGAACTGGTGTTTTTTTACAAAAAAGTGCTTCTGAATATTTAGCAAGATTTTTAACAGATGGTGCTGTTGAACTGAGACATGATAATGCAGCTAAATTAACTACAACCTCAACAGGCATAGACGTAACAGGATCAATAGTAACTGATGCTGGTGGTACAATAGGTGCAACAGGCACAGCCACTACTGTTGCAGGTATTACATTTTTTAGTGATACAACTAATAATTCTATTTATACTCACGATGTATCAGGTACAGATGATACAGCGGCTAATAATACTGCTTACGGACTAACGGCACTTGATGCAATAACAACGGGAGATAACAACACAGCTTTGGGATATAGTGCTGGTGGTGGTTTAACTTCTGGCACATCTAACACATCTGTTGGTAATGAGGCCATGGGGGCTGGAACTGTTACTGGTTCTGAAAATGAAGCATTTGGTAGAAGAGCATTAAAAAATCTTACAAGTGGTGCTGGTAATGTTGCCGTGGGAACTGAAACATTATTAGACACTACTTCTGGTAGCCAAAACGTGGCCGTAGGTAAACAGGCTTTAGAAAATTGTAATAGTGGTGGCAACAACGTAGCTGTTGGTTATCAAACTTTAAGAAACACCACGGGCACTGGTAACATAGCTATTGGTAAAGAAACTGCAAAATCTAATACTTCAGGTGTAAGAATAATAGCAATAGGTGCTGAAGCGTATGATGCTGCTGACACTGAAAACGATAACCTTGCAATAGGTGAAGGTGCATTGGGTGGATCGGTTGCTGGCGGAGAATACAACGTAGCCGTTGGAAATTATACTTTAGATGCTTTGACTTCTGGTGATTTTAATACTGCTATCGGTTACATTTCTGGTAGTGCAATAACCACAGGTAGTAATAACACAGGAATAGGAAATCAATCATTAGAATATCTTACTACGGGTTCTGATAATACTGCTGGAGGTTCAGGTGGTTTAAATGCACTTACTGAGGGTTCAAGTAACACAGCATTTGGTAGAGCTGCTTTAGGAGCTGTTACTACCGCTAGTAATAACACAGCACTTGGTAATCACGCTGGACTTGGAATTACTACTGGAGCAGATAATATTGCTATAGGTTATCAAGCTATTGATGCTGCTGATACTGAGGGTAATAACTTAGCAATTGGTAAAGCCGCACTAGGTGGTTCTGTAGCAGGTGGAGAATATAATGTAGCCATTGGTAACTACGCACTCGATGCTTTGACTTCTGCTGACAATTGTACTGCTGTTGGTTACGGAGCCGGTACTGCAATTACTACTGGTGGTAGTAATACTTTAGTTGGATATAATGCTGGTGAGGCTATTGCAGATGGTGATGGAAATGTTTGCGTAGGAACTAATGCTGGTAAAGATATTACTTCGGGTGCTAATAATATAGCTGTTGGTCAAGACGCATTAGCTCAAACAACTACTACTGATGCAAATATAGCAATAGGAAGAAACGCATTACAAATTCCTGATACTGAAGCAAACAACTTGGCTATTGGTCATACAGCAATGTCAGGTTCAATAGCTGGTGGAGAATATAATGTTGCTGTCGGTAACTTTACTTTAGATGCTTTGACGTCTGCTGATAGTAATGTGGCTATTGGTTATGAAGCTGGAACAGCAATTACAACAGGTTCTTCAAATGTAATAATAGGTGCAGACGCTGCTGAAGCAATGACAGAAGGACACAGTTCTGTAATAATTGGTCAAAATGCTGGTGCGTCTTTAACCACAGGAAATAGTGTTGTATTTGTTGGACAAGCTGCTGGTGACGGACACGATACTGAAACAAACAATGTAGGAGTTGGTCGAGCAGCTTTAGGTGGTGCAATAGCTGGTGGTGAATACAACGTAGCAGTAGGTAACTACACTTTAGATGCTTTGACTTCTGGTGATGGTAATACCGCTTTAGGATATAATGCTGGCTCAGACAATACAACTGGAGTACAAAATACATTTATTGGTTATGAAACTGGATTTAATGCAACAACTGGAGATGGTAATACTTTTGTTGGGGGTAGAGCTGGATATGATGCCAATATAACTGGAAATGAAAATACAGGAATTGGTAATTTTGCTTTATACAGGCTTACTTCTGGTGCATCTAATACTGTTGTAGGTTATGATGCCGCAACATTAATAACAAGTGGTGGTAATAATATATGTATTGGAATGGACGCTGGAGTAGCAGCTTCACCATCTGGTTCTATAACAACAGGTAGCAATACAATATGTTTAGGCAATAACAACATAAGTGATTTTTTCTGTGCTGATACTTCTATTTCTTCTTCTGATAAAAGAGATAAGACTGATATTGAAAATTTTAACGTAGGTTTAGAATGGATTGAAAAATTACAACCTGTAACTTATAGATGGGATAGAAGAACTTGGTATGGAGATGAGAATAATGCTTTTGGAACTCCCGATGGTTCTAAAAAGAGAGACAGGTTACATTTAGGATTTTTAGCACAAGATGTTTTAGAGGTTGAAAAATCTTTTGGCTATGCTGAAAAAAGAGAGGATATGCTTACAGTTAATTTAACTGAAGATGGCAGTTCTTATGGAATGAAATACGAAAGACTAGTAACAGTCTTGGTAAATGCGGTAAAAGAGCTTTCCGCAGAAGTTAAAGCTCTAAAAGGAGAATAATATGGTTAAAAAAAATGGAAGTGGTAAAGACGTTTTTAAAGTTAGAGACATAACTGGTAAAATTATTGAAATTGACACAAGTAAAATGATGACAGATAAACCACCTGGCCGATCAAAAAAAAGAACAGTACATAAAAAAGGCGGAAGAGCAAAATAAATAAAAACCGTAAAAGAGTTGTCGGTTAAAATAACAACTCTACAACAATAAATAAAAACCATAAAAGGAGAATAATATGGCAGTGACTAAAACATGGGTATCAGCTAAACCAAAAAAGAATGCTGATGGTAATGTAACAGAATGGTCCGTTGAGTATAAATATACTGATGGTGACTTTTCTCATACATTCAGTAAATCTGAAAAGATAGACACACCATCAAAAGCACCGGGTAGCTATACTAAAACTGAGATACTAGCACTTATGGACGAGGCTCATTGGGATGATATGTTTGCAAAAAAACATAACGTATACAAGAACCCACCGGCAGTAGACACTATTGACAATTCGTTCGATGTAAGTACATTAAGCGATAGTTAATATAACTTACGAAAGGTATAGAAATGGACGAAAAAACTCAAAATTATGTGAACGGTCTTATAAGTATGCTGACTAAGCAAAGAAACCAAGCACTTGATGTTAATGCAAAACTTCAAGCTGAATTGGATGTGCTTAGAGCGGAGACTGCTGCACAAAATAAAGAAACTGAGGAAAAGTCAGAAGATCCAGAGGCTGAGTAATGGCTACTGAACATTGGTCACCGGTATACGTTCTTTCGGCTATATCAACCGACCTTGTTCAAAAAATAGAAACTTCTACTTTTGGTGAAAACGCTTTTGGTGTAGTATCATTTGCAGGTAGCGTTGACACTTCAGTCGAATTATGGACAGAGATCAGCGCATCAGGGACAGGAGAAACATGGTCAACGGTCAACGCAGGTGGCACGGGTGAATCATGGACATCTATTAGTCCGTAAGGAGATATTATGGCAATAACACAAGCACTATGTAATTCATTCAAACAAGAACTTCTACAAGGTCTACATGATCTTGATGGTCATACATTGAAGATGGCATTATTTACATCAAGTGCTACACTTGATGCAACGACTACGGCCTATTCTACAACAAACGAGTCAAGCGGCACAGGGTACACGGCTGGCGGTGCAACACTTGCAAACGTTGCTGTATCATTATCAGGCACTACGGCTTTTGTTGATTTTGATAATGTATCTTTTACAAGTGCAACAATTAGTGATGCTGCAGGAGCTTTGATATACAATTCATCTGCTAGTGATAGAGCTATAGCAGTCATAGATTTTGGTGCTACAAAATCAGTATCTAGTGGCACATTAACAATAACATTACCAACAGCGTCAGCGACAACAGCATTAATAAGGGTGAGCTAATGCCTTTATCAAAAATACAATTACAACCTGGAATTTTTACAGATGACACTGTTTATTCGCAAGAAGGTAAATATATTGATTCTGATAAAGTTCGTTTTATGAAAGGCCGACCTGAAAAAATAGGTGGTTGGGCAAAACTAGACACAGACAATATTGCAAGTGGAGTGGTTCGAGCATTACTTCCATATCGCGCCAACAACTCAAAACGTTATATTGGTATTGGTACTCACAGTCATTTATATTTGTATGATGATGGTGCAGGTAGTTATATAGATATTACACCAGCTTCAAATTACACAGCCGGCGCACAACACACAACGATTAGTTCAGGTACGTATACTTATAATACTATGTGGACATTAGATATGTTTGGTGAAGATTTAATTGGTGTCAACGGTATTGGTGGGCGACTTGTAAGATTAGATACAAGTGCTTTTCAATCAAATGCAGCGACTAATGCTGTAACAGAAACAACCACAGGAGTTCCGGCTTCTGCAAATGGTGTGATTGTAAACTCTGCATCGAGACAAGTTGTGTTGTACGGAGCTCATGATGGCACAGCAGCAAACCCTATGAATGTAGCTTTTTCTGATCTTGCAGATATTTCAGATTTTGTTGCGGCTACTTCTAATTTTGCAGGCGCACAAGTATTGACAGGAGGTAACTTATTACTTGGAGCTATACGTACACGAGGTACAATATTAATATTTTCTGATACATCGGTATTTACCATGACCTTTGTCGGTCAACCTGATGTATTTGCATTTCAACAAGTTGCAGAAAACGCTGGCATTGTTGGACCACAAGCAGCAGCCGAGTTTAATGGCACTGTATTTTGGATGGGTAACGATGGCTTTTATCAGTTTTCTGGTGGAGTACAACAAATACCATGTTCCGTTGAACGTCATGTGTTTGATAACTTAAGTAAACAACAAAAGATGAAATGTTTTGCAGGTATAAACCCTAAGTTTAATGAAGTATGGTGGTTTTATCCTATAACAAATGATATAGCGTCCGATGATATTACTAAGTATGTAATTTATAACTACAAAGAACGAGTGTGGTCTATCGGTTCATTAGTTAGAGGTGCTTGGGCACCTGAAGGTATTTACGATAACCCAATTGCAAGTTCAGTTTCTGCAACATCGTCATACATCTACAAACACGAGTTTGGCACTGATGATGAATCGTCGGCCATGTCTTGTAGTTTAACATCCGGTGATATTGATTTACCGCAAGATGGTGATGATATTATGTTTATTGATAAAATTGTACCTGACTTTGATGATCAAGTTGGTTCAGTCAGTATGAATTTAAAATTTAGATTGTACCCGAACGCTTCTCAATTAACAGAGGCAACTGAAACACTTGCAACATCAACTGAGTTTGCAAGTATAAGAGCACGCGGACGACAGATGTCTATGATTCTATCAAGTAATGCAACCAGTTCACATTGGAGACTTGGTGACATTCGTTTGAATATTCAACCTGACGGTAAACGATAATGTCAGGATCACGATTTAGATCGTTACCACGATTTTCAGCGCTCGACGGACAACCGACAACGGACGCTTTAGGTGAACATATAAATCTTCTTACAAGTGTAATTGAGCAAAACATTCTTGAAATAGACCGTGCTGTAGCAACGGAAGACTTAGACCTTGACACTGGTTTTGAAGCACCGGCAATCGGTACAGCGACAGTGAACAACGCACAAGTTGGCTCGTCAGCTGATATAGCTATAACAAAATTAGACCTTGCTGGAGCTACAACTCAAGGTGATGCAATCAATAATGATGACGTATTTTTTATGTTGGATTTAAATTTAGGTACAGATACATACGCTAACAGTGATAATAAGAAGGTTAGGGCCTCAAGAATTAAAACTTATGTGTCAGATTTAACGTTGACCACAGCCGCGCAGACTGCTATAACTAGTGTAGGAACCTTGACAGGTTTAACTGTCACAGCTTCTGGTACTGCTGCAAAACTACAATATACAGGGTCTAGCGGCAACCCCTGCGTAACATTGGATCAAGATGATGCCGATGCTCCATTTATAGACTTTGACGGAACTGCTGGTGCAGCAAACACAAATAGTGTTGTGACTACAACAGGTAATGTTTCAGGAGGTATAAATAGATTTATAAAAGTTAAACAAGGTGGCACTACGTATTACATGCCACTCTATGCAGCGAGTTAATATTTATGGGTATTGGAAGCAAAATAAAAAAGAAACTTAAGAAAATTATACCAAAAGAGGTAGGTGTTGTTGGAAAAGTAATAGCACCTTTTAATCCAATTTTGGGAGCAGGTTTATCAGCTCTTGGCGGTTATCGTTCAGGAGGATTTAAAGGAGCTTTAACAGGAGGACTCGGTGCTTATGCCTTGGGACAAGGAGCACGTTTTTTAGGAGGAGCAGGATTTCAAGGAGCTCCAAAATTTTTAGGTGGTTCAGGAACGGGTGGACTTGGTTTAAGTTCACCACTTGGAACAGACACGGGAATAGGTAAATTATTAGAAAGTTTTAAACAACCAGCAACTTCTCCTGATTCGTCTTTAACAAAAAGTCGTTTCTTTGATGGCAAAGCTCCCGATGCTGTTAGTGGAGTAACGAAAGCAACAAAAACAGCTGCTGAAAAAAAAGGATTGTTGGCTAGAGCTAAAGCAATATTTGATGGCATGACAGTGAGTCAAAAAATAGCTCTCGGAGTAGGTAGTGCAGCAGCCTTAGCTGCTTTGTTGGAGGGCGGAGGCGAAGGCGGTATTAGTAATCTTCAGGTAGGTAATCAATTAGGTTATATGGATCCTAATATAAGGGGAACCAGTGATATGTTTGTCAATGTAAATCCTAAATTTAAAAACACAATGTACGATAGTAATAAAGTATTCACTACAGTTCCAAATGCAAAAGACGGAGGACGAATAGGCTTTAAAGATGGGATGTTCGTGGGACTACAAGGAAATGTAAAAATTTCTCCTGGTATTAGAGAAGCGATAAACAGCACATATTATGGTAAATCAAGAGATTTTATGCTTAAAGAAATATTTCCTAAATTAAATCTTGATCCAACAGCAGGAAGATTTATTGCAGGAAGTGCAGACGGTGGTATTATTGGTCTAGCAAATGGAGGCGAACCAGCAATGGAAATGGATTATAGAGGCGGTGGTTTTATACCTGTAGGCTCCAAAGAAAGAGCGGATGATGTACCAGCAAGATTATCAAAAAATGAATTTGTAATGACAGCGGACGCTGTTCGTGCAGCCGGTGGAGGAAGTGTAGACGTTGGCGCACAAAGAATGTATGATCTAATGAACAATTTGGAGGCACAAGCATAATGGCTACGATGGAAGAATTAACACAGCAGGATTACGCAAAATATATAATGCCGGGCTATCGAGAAATGATAGATCCAAGAAATGTGCCCACTGGACAACAACTTGCTCCAGGACTAACTCAGTTACAACAAGATGCAACAGCATTAGCTAAAGCTGGCATAGGTTCATATCAACCATTTTTAACAGCAGGTACTCAAGCTTTGCAAGCAGGACAAGCAGCTTTGGGACCTGGTGGCGCTCAAGCTTACATGAATCCGTTTATCTCTCAAGTTAGAGATACTACAATGAAAGATCTAAACAGAATGTTTGGACAACAAACAGCAGCTCAACAACAACGGGCAATTAAATCAGGAGCATTTGCAGGATCAGGCACTCGTGATGCAATTATGTCTGCTGAATTAGCAAGAGGTCAAGCAGATACCGCAGCTAAAACATTGGGTAGTTTAAATATGCAAGGATTTCAAGCTGCGCAACAAGCAGCTCTTAAAGGTGGACTTGGTCAGTTACAAGCAGGTCAAATGTTTGGTAGATTGGGACAACAAGCACAACAAGGTATGGGAAGAGACATTAGCACATTATACGGTTTAGGAGAAAATCAAAGACAAATTATAGGCGCTCAAAATTTAGCAACTTATAAAACTCCTTTCTTTGGATTGGGTCAGTATGCTAGTGCTTTAAGAGGAGCTCCAACATCGGCTCAACAGTTTCAAGCACCTAATCCCATTTTAACAGGTATTCAAGCTGGAATAGGGGCACTATCAGCGTTTCAGTGATATGGATAAAACTTTAAACAGAAAATTATTTAAAAAAATTAAACACAATCATCGTAGTTCTGGTATAGCTAGTGGATTGGCCTACAGACCAGGGTACAAGGTTGGCGGACGAGTCGGTTATTCTAACGGCAACAGAGTCAATCCGAAACTATCTTTACCTGAAACTGAAGGAGTACCTGATTATATTACGGGAGCAGTTGATTATAGATTAGATAGAAACAGAGTTAGAAGACCGATGCCTAATTTTGACATAGCTCTAGGTAAAAATAAAGTTCCATTTTATGAAACGGGTTTAGGCAAAACTGTCGATTTTTTTACTCCAGATTATTTAATAGGTGATGAACTAATTCCTAAAAAAAGAAAAAAATTTGAAAAAGAGCTAGAAGCCGCTAAATCTTATGATGAAGATACTATAATTAAATTAGCTAAAAAAACTCCTGTAAAAGATAAACTAATAACAAATAAAATTAATGACGAAGAAAAAGACAAAGCTTTAGGTAAATTTGATTCTGTAAAACCAATAAAAGAAACTACAAAACCTAATATTGATGCCAAAGCAAAATCACAAACTAGTAAGATGTATGAGGATCTTATGGTAAAACAAAAAAATCTTTTGTCAAACAGAGAATCTTTAGATAATGAACTTCAAACTTTGAGAGAAAAACAAAGAAAAGACAACAGATTAAACATAGCTTTAAAAACAGTTCAAGCTATGAATGATCCTAATTTAAGAGTTGGTCAGTCTAGAGTTGCAGCTGGTGTAGACGCCTTTACTGACGAAGTTATAGCTACTAATAAATTAAAAGCTGAACAAGAGACAGCTGATATGTTGACTAAATATAACAGGCTAGAAGACGACATAACTCGTAGCAAAAATATGGAAGATTATTTTTTAAAACAAGATTACACAAGAAAGTACGGATCTTCAGGTGAAAGAATGGAACAATTATCTTTTTTATTAGCGGCTAACGGAGCAGAACCTGGAACAGATCTTCATAAACAATTAACAAATGCATTCTTTATTGGAGTTCAAAAACCAAAAGATTTAAGCGCAGTAAGTGAAAAAATATCTAATAAAATTATAGAGATAAATGACCCTAGTAGTTTTAGTGAGTATACTCCTAATCAATACAGAATTCAGATAGCAGGAACGGAGCCTTTATATTTAGATGCTGAAGGTCAACTTACAACAGAAGTAACAGAGACAGAGGCTCCTTTGACTATGGCAAGAGAAGGAAGGATTGTTATTGAACGTATGAAAGGCGGTTATCAATATGCTAAGGGCGGACGAGTTGGTTTTAAAACAGGAGGACGTGTTGGGTATAAAGAAGGTGAACTAGTTACAGAAGAACAAAAAGAAGAATTAATTCAACCTATTTCTAAAAAAGCGCCTATGGTTATGACCAAAGATCAATTAAGAAAAAAACTTCCAGAATTTATAGACGATGAAATAGTTAGTTTAATAGCGTATAGTCCCGATGCTTTTGCAGATTTTGCATCAATTCAAACACGAGGAGACGCAGATGATTTTAATGATAAATATGATGTTAGATTACAGTTACCTGAAATAAACCAAATGGATTTTAGTAGAGTAGAAGAAAAAATGTCTGCACCTGCTATGCCGATAACCGCTCCTACTGCGGTTCCAGCTCAACCAAACACAGCAACTCAGACGGGGGCGGGAGCAAATTTAACTCCAACAGAAGTTGCTTTACTGGATCCAACGGAACAAGCCATTAGAATGAGAAACAGTTAATGACTCATGGCTCAAAAAAAAGATAATTATTTATACGGAGATTCAGGAACTCAAGGGTTAAAGTTCTACGAACAAATTGGTCTTGGACTCGGTTCCGGTCTTTTAAAAATAGGTGAAGGTATAGCAGAACTAGGTGCCGGTTTTTCTGACTACGCTCTTGATACTGATTTTTTAGAATATTTAGAAGAAAATTATCCTAAAATAAACGTAGATGATGGTCTTGGTAAACTAGTTGAAACAGTTGTTCAGTACGGTGTGCCTTATGGAGCGGCTTTAAAAATAGCAAGCAAAGTATCTAAAGTAAAAAAACTAGGAGAGGTGGCAAAAGCCGGAGGCATAAAAGGCACAGCGGCTAAATTAGGATACTATGCCTTACCTGCAGTAGTTAGTGAACCGATAGCTGCAACATCTCGTGATGCAACTTTAGGTCAAGCGTTTGGCCTGTACTCTGATGAGTTTATGCAAAGATTAGACCCTACTCAATATGAAGGTAGAGAAAGAGCTTCGGCTCAGTTACAACAAAAGTTATTGTTTGGATTAGAAGCAGGTCCTGTTGTTGGTGGTATAACAACTTTCATAGGTCCAGCAATAAAAGGAACAGCGAAAGCAGCAGCAACTGTGGGCGGTCCCGTTGTAAGAGCATCTGGAAACTATGTTTTAAATCCTTTAGCTAATGTTTTAAAAAGTGAACGCACCGGAGTTCCTCAAACAATAAGAGCGTTAAGCGCAGGAAGAATTAAAGCAGGAGAAAAATTAGGAGTACCAAAATACCAAGATTGGAGATTATTTAACACTCGTTCTGAAAATACAAAAGAAAGAATATTTAAAAGAATAGATAACGTTTTAGCTAGTATTAGAACATCAGGCAAAATGGATGTTGAAGTTCAACCTTTGTTAGCAAAAGGATATGATACTGTAGAAGCTTACAAGAAAGCAGCCACTGTTCATTTAGATAACATTGATCGTATAGCTAATAATTTAGCAAAAGAAGCTGGCATAATAGCTAAAGGTGAAACAACCATTTACAAAAATAATATGTTTGAAAACATAGGAAAATTTATTACTGGTAAAAAAATAGGTAAAAACAAAAGTGCTTTAAGTGCATTGCCTAATAAAGAAATAAAAGATGCTGCTAAAAGTTTAAAGAAATTTTTTAATATTTTAAAAAATGATATAAAAGATTTAGGAATAGACGCTGACGAATTAGATTCTTTATTTAGAGGAGATATAAATAAATATCTAAACAGAACATACGAAATTGTTAGAAGTTCTCGTTATCGTGTTGACCCTAAAGATAAAGAAGCTGCGGTAAGTTTGTTTTCTAAAATGTTAGGAAAAACAGATGAAAGTGGAAATATTTTATTAAAAGAATTTAAAGACAATCCTGCTTTACTTAGAGAAACAGCAGAAGCTCATGTTGATGAGTTAATTGATTTAGGTGTTGCTGAAGGTAAATCTACAGAAAATTTAATTAAAAGAGCGGCAGAATACATTGAGGGAGAGATAGGAAGTGTAAAAGGTTTTTTAAGTAAAAGAGAAGAACTGCCTGATGCCATTAGAAAAATTTTTGGAGAATCGGTAGACAAGCGAGCTCAAATTTTAGATACAGTTGCAGAATTTGGTACTATTCAAGGAAAGAAAGGAACGTTTGATGAATTGGCAAAAGTGTTGGGAGAAAAAGGAGTTTTAATTGAAGCCAGTAGTAAAGCCGCAGCTAAATTAGCTTTTAGAAGAAACACTGGAATACGTTCGTATCAACTTGAAAAAATAACTGATCAAGGAGTAAGTAAAATACTTGGCAAAAATATCATAGGTAAATATACAACGCCTGAAATAGCTCAAGCATTAAAGGGTCAAACTTTAGCTACCGACATACTTTTACAAAGTTCTATCTATAAATCTTTTTTAGCTACAAAAGGTATTTCTCAATTATCTAAAACTGTTCTTAGTCCAACAACACAAATAAGAAATGTAGAGTCAGCGGCCATGTTTGCATTGGCCAACGGTCATTTTGGAAGAGGAGCTAGTCTTCGTGATTCTATGAAGTTAGTATTTGAAGACGTGATAGGTCCTAAAGGAGCGTTTGACGTAGAAAGATTGGTTGCTAAGGGAGAAGAGTACAGGAGAAGAGGAATAACAAATTCTAATATTATTACTAGAGAAGTAACGTCATTAATTGATGACATTGTTAAAAGCACAGAATCAACTGGAAAATTAGGAACTACCGAAGCTATTCTTAAAAGTCTTCAAGATAACTCTATACTAAGTAACGCTACAAAAATATACCAAGGAGGTGACGATGTTTGGAAAATATTTGGTTATGAATTTGAAAGATCAAAATTATTAAACATTATTAAAGGTGGATTAGATGAAAATGGAGTAGCGAGACATGTTGATGATGCTAAAAAATATTACAGAGAAGTTTTTGGAAGACAATTTAATGAGTATATGCCAGATGGCAAATCAATAAAAACAAGAGAAGAAATAATAGGAGAGATTGCTGCTGAAACAATTAAAAACACATATCCTAACTATTCTTACGTACCAACTTTAGTTCAAAATTTAAGACGATTGCCCCTTGGTAACTTTATTTCATTTCCAGCAGAAATGTATCGTACAAGTTTTAACTTAATTAAATTTGGTTTAAGAGAAATGCAATCAAGTGATCCTTTTGTTCGTCAGTCGGGGGCTAAAAAATTAATAGGTTTTAGTTCAGCGCTGGCTGCTGGAAAAGTTGCACAAGAAACAGCTATGAATTTGGTGGGAGTTAGTGAAGAACAATTAAATGCAATGAGAGAATCTTTTGTTGCACCTTGGAACAAAACAGGTCCGCTAGTGCCTGTATCTAAAAGAACAGAAGGAGATCAAACTGTTTATAAATTTATAAACTTTGCTTATCAAAGTCCGTATGATGTTTTAAGCGCTCCATATTACGCAGCTATGGGTCAAATTAATAAAGGTCGTTTAGAAGAAAAAGAATTAGATGACATAATGTTTAAGGCATTTTTTGGAGATGCTGATGGTCCGGGTGCTTTTACAAGTTTGTTATCTCCATTTTTAAGTGAATCAATAATAACAGAGAAGATAAATGATTTAGTTATTAGAGGTGGTGTAACATCTTCTGGTAGAAAAATATTTAGTTCAGAAGATACTGCTTCAGATGCCGTAGTAAAAGGTGTGTTTCACATTTTAAACGGACTAACTCCGGGAGCATTTACGCAAGTTACTAATATGGCTAGAGGTGTTGTAGGAGAAAAAGGAACCTATAAAGATTTTAACGCTTCAGACGAAGCCTTAGCTTTAATTGCAGGTATAAGAATTAACGAAACAAATGTCGGTAATTCTTTAGGGTTTAATGTTAATAGTTTTTTAAATGATCAAATAGAAGCTAAAAGATTATTAACAAGTTCTTTTGCAAAAGCTAATGTTAATCCTGAAACTATTTATAGAGAATATGAAAGATTGTTAGAAAATAAATATAGAAATTTTGCTGAAATTAGAAAAATATTTAAAGATGCTGAAAAACTTGGATACGAAAAAAAATATATTTTAAGACAAATTGGTCGAAGAATATCTAAAAAAGATTTAGCTATAATTTTTAGTGGTAAATTTAGAGCAGATAATTTTAATTCTTTATTAAATGACAAAAGATTTAGAAATGTTTTAAGAGCAAGAGGACTTAAATTTAGTGATTTTATAAATAGAGACAGATTAAGAGAAATATATTCTCAATACGATGGTCTCGTTTTTGCAGAAAGGTTTTAAATGAGCGACGAAACAAAAGCAGCTTTAGAAACACACTTAGCAGAATGTCAACTGCGTTATCAAGTATTTGAAGAGAAGCTTGATAATATGCAGGCACAGCAAGAACGTATAAATAAACATACATTTGAACTAAGACAGATGATGACTTGGTTTATGGGAGCAGCAGCATCATTTGCAGCCATATCAATGTTACTTGGAATAATATTTATCATATCTGAAATAATTTAAATCCAATCCTTAAGATCTTCACCTAATATTTCGTTTGCAATATTAACTTTGTTGCGTAATGCTTTTACAATTTTTTCATCGACAGTCTTTTCACATATCAGATCAACGTATGTAACTTTGTTTGTTTGACCAATTCTGTGTGCTCGATCCTCTGATTGTAATCTTTTTTCCAAGTCATAACTGTTTGAGTAGTATACTACAGTGTTAGCCGCTGTAAGTGTGATTCCATACCCTCCAGTTTGTGGATTTCCAACAAAATAGCGTGTAGGGCCGTTTTTCTCTTGAAATAGCGTGATTTGCTTCTGGCGGACCCTAGGGTCCACTGCACCGTAATATGCCACTGTAGAGGCTTCTCCGTAAGCTTTTTTTAACTCAACAACTATATTTTCTATGTCAGAAACGTAAGTTGCCCATATTATAACCTTGCCTTCGGTTTCTTCCAACAACGACATCAATTCTGTTAATCGATTATTTTTTAAATGTGTAACTGACCCATCATCCGTTTTCAAATGACCACAAGTGATTTGATGAAGACGTAAAAGTTGTGTCAGTACATTTACAGTTGAACAAAGTTTGCCATCAAGTTCTGCCAGCGCCATCTGTCTCATAGTTGTGTACGCACGTTGTTGCTCTGGTGTCATTTCAATTATTCTTTTTTCAAATACTTTGTCCGGTAAATCAAGACAGTCTTCTTTTAATATTCGATAGGAAAATTTACTAACAATATCTGACAGTTCTCCAAGGTTACGATAACTATTATTGGGTCTAACAATATTCACCGAACGACCGCCAACGTTAATTGTCTGCATGTTGGCATAGCGTGCTCTAAATGTATAGTAAGAACTATGCCCTAACAATTCTTCATTTAAAAACTCACATTGTGAGTATAAATCTAAAGGACTTTTGGTGACAGGACTGCCTGTCATGATGCGTTTGTAATACGCATAACGGCTAACGGACACTATATTTTTGGTGCGTTTGGCCGATGGTGTCTTTATTGTAGTGCTTTCATCAATTGCCATCATTGACTTGTAACACATTAAAAAACTTTGAGCTGCTTCCATTCCAGGTTTAGATGAGAAGGCTTCTATGTTCATAACAAACAAAGTCAAAGAGGGGTCTCTTGTTTGTACATACAGTTGATCTAATAGTTCTTGATCTTGTTTAGATCTAGAGCTTGGAGCAGACCACTGAAACGTCCTACAATCAATGTGTTCTGGTAAGTGTGTAGGTATTTCTTGCTCTATCCAGTTTTTATAAACACCTTTTGGTGCAACAATAATAGCTGCTTCAATCTTACCTTCGTCATACAACATAGCAATATTATCTAATAATATTTTTGATTTGCCTGTTCCCATTTCACAAAACAATGCAAAATTTTTCTTTTTATAACTAACTTTTAACGCATCAATTTGATGTTGATATGGTTTTGTTTTAAAGCGGTAGTCCATGGTTTCTGCCATTTCTGCTCTTAATTCTTTCTTTATAAAATATAATAGTTTTCTTTCTTGATTTATTATATAATACATGCTATATAATTTGTCAAGAAAGTTAGTATGACTGTATACTGTATACAAGAACCGAGAGGAACTGCCGATGGCGTTCCTAAATACGACGTGTTAGAAGCGTCACCATACGGTGAAGTAAAATTTTTATTTTCTGAATTTGCTCAGTTAATGAAAAGTTCGGGTGCGGCCATAAACTCGTTAAGAAAGAAACTAAAAGGTTTTAACGATGGTGACTACTTGATAGCTGCTGGAGATCCAGGATTAATTGCTATATCCTGTCTAGTAGCAAGTGATCTTAATTTTGGTAGAGTAAAACTATTAAAATGGGATCGCAGAGATAGAAAGTATTATTCATTATCGATAGACCTTTATAACAAGGAGAAAGAAAGTGATGAATGAAATTGATTATAACGGTGATACAATAGACTTTGAAAAGGATCAATTGGAGAGAGTGAATGACTCTGGTCTCCTGAGCATCGCGGATTGTTGTCAAAGATTGGTCGATCTTGAGAACGAAGCATCCACCCTCGAGAATCAATTGAAACACATTAAAGAAGAAATGTTAAGTGTCAGGAATGAAAAAATACCTGCATTAATGCAAGAAAAGAACTTGACACAACTTAAATTAAATGATGGTAGTGCAATAGAAATAAAGAATTTTTACGGAATTAGTGTGCCAAAAGATCCCGATGAACGGGCAACGGCATATCAATGGCTTCGTGACAATAACTTAGGAGATATTATCAAGAATGAAATATCAGCTAGGTTTGGTCGTAACGAAGACGGGAAGGCATTGGAGTTTTCCAAGTTAGCCACCGCCAATGGGTACGAGGTTCAACAAGATTTAAAAGTTGAACCAATGACTCTGAAAGCAACTCTTCGGGAACTGCACGAAAAAGGTGCAGAGCTACCACCCGAGGATATTTTTAAAACGTTTGTTGGTAGGCAAGCAAAAGTTACAAGGAAAAAATAATAATGAATAAAGTAGCAAAAACAACGAAAAACGAAATAGCGTCAGTAGACACAAATATGTTCATGGCTGACGCAGAAACACAGAGCGGTCTTGAGAACGTAAGTTCCACGGACGATTTAGCACTTCCATTTTTGAAAGTGTTAAGTCAACTCTCTCCTCAATGCAACAAGACAAGTAATAATTATGTCGAAGGTTCAGAGCCGGGCATGATTTACAACACTGTGTCTGGCAACTTGTACGATGGAGAACAAGGTATAGACATTATACCTTGCCACTATAAACGTGAGTTTATAGAGTGGGGCGAGCGCGGTAAAGGCAGCGGTGCACCCGTAGCAATACATGGGGCTGATTTTGATATCAGTCAAGCACCTCGTGATTCTAACTATCAAAACAGAATGGCTAACGGTAACGTCATCGATGAAACTGCAAATCATTATGTTTTAGTAGTTAGTGAAAATGGTTACGAGCAAGCGCTTATTACTATGAAAGCTACGCAAAGAAAAGTTTCACGTAAGTGGAACTCCATGATGCTTGGTTTGAAGATGCAAGGTAAGAACGGACCTTTTACACCGCCGTCTTATAGTCATACTTACAAGCTGAGAACTGTACCACAGTCCAATTCAAAAGGGACTTGGTTTGGGTGGGACATTCAAAAGATTGGTCCCGTTAGTGATAAAGGCATTTACGAAGCAGCTAAATCTTTCTCACAAGCAGTGGGTAAAGATACTGTTAAGGTGTCACATGAGGAAGAAGCGCAAGCAGCGGCTTCTAATTCATACTAAGATTAAGGGCGGCGCAAGCCGCCCTTTTTATATAAAGGGACACGATGAAAGACAAGTTTATAGAGATATTTAGTGGGTTGAATATTGCTTATGGTAAATTTATACCCGAAGATAAAAATGATGCAGGTAAACTGCAAGGGAAGAATCAAATTATTAGAGAGCCAGAGGGTCTACCCGAACATTTGTGGGAAGATCATTTAAGTGGCAAAACAAGTTTAGGAATTATACCAATTGATGAAAATAATTCTTGTAGGTGGGGATGTATTGACATTGATATTTACAATGGTTTTAGTCATATTGATTTAATTAAAAAGATTAGAAAGCATGGGCTACCTTTGATTGTGTTTAGATCAAAGAGTGGTGGAGCTCATGTCTTTATGTTTTTCACTGTCCCTGTGAAAGCTGGTCTCGTGCAGTCCAAGTTAAAGGAGTTTGCTTCTTTTTTGGGTTGTGCGGGATCGGAGATATTTCCAAAACAAACTAAGTTGTTATTGGATAGAGGACAAACAGGGAACTATCTAAACCTTCCATACTTTAATTGTGAAGATAGTCAGAGATACGCTTTAGATGACGATGGTAATCCTTGTAGTATAGAACAGTTCTATACACTGTATGATATTTACGCACAAGATGGAGCAGAAAAAGAATATTTAAAACTAGAGGATTTCTTTGTTGGAGGCCCGCCATGTTTAAATACACTGTATTCCAATGGCATACCAGAGGGTGGTCGTAATGAGACAATGACAAACATAGCTGTTTATTATCAAAAGTCTGGTGAGAAAAAAATTAAATTAAAATTGTTAACGGTCAACGAGGATATATGTGATCCGCCATTAGATGAAAAAGAAATTGATATTATAGTTAATTCTATAACTAAAAAAGAATATGACTATGGCTGTAGTAAAGAACCTTTAGCATCTAATTGTAATAAGAAAGAATGCTACAAACGCAAGTATGGCAAAGGTAAAGTTGATCTTGAGATTACTCCTGCCGGTTTAGAACGATTTGGAGTTGAACCTCCTATATGGTTCATGACTTTAGATGGAGGCACAACCTTAGAGCTTACAACGGATGATCTTCAATTACAAACACGTTTTCAAAAAGCATGTATTGAACAGTTAAAGATTATGCCAGGAACTATACCGGCCCCACGTTGGGCAGAAAAAATCAACGCATTACTTGGTGAATCAACCGATAGTCCTGGTATAACAGGTACAAGTAATACAGAGATATTTATAGATTATCTAAAAGAATGGTGCACAAACAAAGGTGCAGCAGAAACTAAAGAAGAAATTAGTTTAGGTAAACCATGGTTAAATAGAGAGGCCAATACTAATCGTAAACATCATTTTTTATTAAAAGATTTGGAAGATTTTTTACAAAAGAAAAAGTTTAATGCATTCAACAGAACAAAAATTACTTTTGTTTTAAAAGATAAATTAAAAGGAGAGAAGATAAGTTTACGAATGAACTCGTCTGGGGACAAAGACAAAATTATAAAGGTATGGTCCATACCTGAATTTGTAGATGAAATGGAAGATATTGAAACTGTTATCCCTGATATGAAAGACAAGAAAGAGTATGAAGCATAATGGCTGAGGTTATTAAACTATTAGGTCCTCCGGGAACAGGAAAAACTACAACTCTTTTGGATTATGTAAAAGAAGAGATGGAAAAGAATGACATTGATAAGATAGGTTACTTTTCTTTTACTAGGAAAGCAGCACACGAAGCAAGAGATAGAGCTATGGAAAAGTTTGATCTTGAAGCAAAAAGTTTTAAATGGTTTTCTACGTTACATTCTTGTGGCTATCATTGTATAGATTTAGAAGGTAGAGCGGTTATGGGCAAAGCTCAGTATAAATCTTTTGGTGATAAAATAGGATTAAAAGCAAAACTTTCTGTAGATAAAGAAACAGGGTTATCTGACAATATATATTTAACTCATCATAATTTAGCTAGAGCAAGAGGCATATCACTACAAGAGCATTACAAAAAGTATGTTGACTCATCTGTTGTGGAATGGAAGTTCTTAGAATATTTTTCTCAAGCATACGATCAATACAAAGAGGTCAACGGTTACATTGATTATTCTGATATGTGCTACGAAGCAGTTAATGAAAACTTATTACCTCAACTTGATGTGGTTTTTATAGATGAAGCTCAGGACTTAACTCCTTTGCAATGGTCTATGGTAGAACATTTTGCATCAACAGCAGGGAAACTTTATCTTGCAGGTGATGATGACCAAGCGATCTACAGATGGTTGGGCGCAGACGTTGAAAGATTTATAGAGTACCCTGCTACAGAAATAACACTTCCTCAATCTTATAGAGTTAAAAAACAAATACAGGAATTTGCTGATGGTATAATTAAAATAACAAAGAACAGAATTGAAAAAGATTGGGAACCAAGAGAAGAAGAGGGTTTACTAAAGTATCACCAAACCATTGAAAGTGTTGATCTTTCTGTTGGCAACTGGTTGATACTAGGAAGAGATAAATTTATTTTAAACAAACTAGAAGAGGCTTGTCGTAATCAAGGTCTATGGTATGAAAAACAAGAATTTAAAAACAACGTTCGTCCAATACCTCAAAGAATGTTTGAAGCAGTTATAGGTTGGAATGAATTAGTTGAAGGTAATCCGGTAGACAAAAAAACAATTAAGAAAATATTTTATTATAAGAAAGTTGCAGAAGGAACTAATGATAAAATAGATATAATGAACGACAGTCATTTATACGACATGGACACTTTGAAAGTTTTATTAGGTCCTTTTAGTGTGGGTGAATGGCATCAAGCATTGGACAAAATTAATCTTAAAGATAGAGCATATCTATTACGTCTTGGTCTTGGAGAAGAAGATATAACTAAGAAACCTCGCATAAAAATATCTACAATTCATGGTGCAAAAGGTGGCGAATCTGATAATGTATTACTTGCGACAGATATGAATTTAAAAACATACAACGCGTATCAGAAAGACTCAGACGATGAACAAAGAGTATTTTATGTTGGCGCCACAAGAGCAAAGGATGAACTACATGTACTATTACCACAAACGAATATGCACTTTAGGTTTGCGTTATGACAGATAATGTAAATCATCCACCACACTATAAACAAGGAGACATAGAGTGTATTGATGCAATTAAGTCTGCACTTGGAGATAGTTTTAAATTTTATTTACAAGGTAACGCTATAAAATATTTATGGAGACATCAACATAAAGGGAAAGTCATAGAAGACTTGGACAAAGCAATATGGTACATTAACAAATTAAAAGAAGAATATGAATAAGTTTGTATACAACGCACCAACTGAATGGACACCGAAAGATTATTATCCTGACTTGTCTAATGAAAAATTAATTGCGATTGACTTAGAAACGTGCGATAGAAATTTAACAACTCACGGTTCTGGTTGGGCAACGGGCGATGGTTATGTAACCGGTATCGCTGTGGCGACTGCTGATTGGCAAGGTTATTATCCAATAGCTCATGGAGGCGGAAACCTCAATAAAAAGAAGGTGTTAGACTGGTTTAAGGGCGTAGCAAAACTTGATTGTGATAAAATTTTTCATAATGCGTCGTACGATTTAGGATGGTTAAGAAGTCTAGGGATAACGGTCAACGGTAAAATACATGACACGATGATATCAAGTGCATTGATAGATGAAAACAGATATTCATTTACGTTAAATAGTTTGGCAAAAGAAAAATTAGGTGAAACAAAGAACGAAGATTTATTAATCAAAGCTGCAAAAGAATTTGGTGTTGATCCAAAAAAAGAAATGTACAAGTTGCCATCAATGCATGTAGGCGAGTACGCGGAATACGATGCACGGCTAACGTACGATTTATATATATTTAATAAAAAAGAAATAGAAGCACAAGAACTGCATGATATTTATGATTTAGAAACAAGATTACAGCCTTGTTTGATTGACATGAGAGCAAATGGTGTACGCGTAGATTTGGAGCAAGCAGAAGTTGCTAAAAAGTTATTGTCAAAAAAAGAAAAAGAATTGATGCAACAAATAAAAAAAATGTGTGGCATGGACATAGAAATATGGGCCGCAGCTTCTATTGCAAAAGCTTTTGATTATTTAAAAATACCTTACCCAAGAACACCTAAGAGTGGTGCACCAAGTTTTACAAAGAATTTTTTATCTAGTAATGAACATGAGATAGCTCAAAAGATTGTGGAAGCAAGAGAAATGAATAAAGCTAACACAACATTTATAGAAACTATTTTAAGACACCAACACAAAGGACGCATACACTCTGAGATACATCAGATGAGAAGTGACGATGGTGGTACAGTAACAGGTAGATTTAGTTATAGTAATCCTAACTTACAACAAATTCCCGCACGTAACGAAGATATTAAAAAGTTAATTCGTAGTTTGTTTATACCTGAAGAAGGTAAACAATGGGGCATGTTTGATTATTCACAACAAGAACCAAGATTAGTTGTTCATTATGCTTTTTGTGACAACTTGGATGTGCACTCAATTATAAGTGGTTACCGTGAAGGCGATGCTGACTTTCATCAAATGGTTGCAGATATTGCACAGATTCCTCGCGGACAGGCCAAGACAATAAACCTGGGGCTATTCTATGGTATGGGCAAAAACAAATTGATGAATGAACTGGGTATTGAGAGTGTAGAGGCCGAAGAAATAATAAATACATATCAAAGTAAAGTTCCTTTTGTAAAACAATTAACATACAATGTTATGGACAAAGCGTCAGCCAGGGGAGAGATTAAAACTTTACTTGGTAGACATTGTCGTTTCCCTTTCTACGAACCAAGAGAGTTTGGCAAGAAAGGTTTTTACAAAACAAAAGAAGAAGCAATTGATGCACTAGGTCATGGTAATTACAAGCGCGCAGGTACGTACAAGGCAATGAACAAGTTAATTCAAGGGTCTGCAGCCGATCAAACAAAGAAAGCAATGGTGGACTTATACGAACAGGATGGTATCATACCTCATATACAAGTGCATGACGAACTAAACATATCTGTTGAAAACAAAAGCGAGGCACTTAATATAAAAAATAAAATGGAAACGTGTGTTGATCTACATGTACCAAGCAAAGTCGACTATGCTATTGTAAAGAACTGGGGAGAGGCAAAATGACTGATAAAAATGTTATTAATGTATGCCTGTGTCCAGGGTGTGGCAATCTAACAACTATGAAGAAAGTAGTAGATGACACTTTCTTTTGTAAACTTTGCCATCAAAAATTTAAACAGTATAAGAATGGTAAACTAATTTATGTTCCTTTACCGGTTGCTAAAGCAATGGAAGATAGTGAAATAATATTTGAATCTGATGCTGATTTGGATTTAGATATACAGTTTGATTTTGATCCAGAAGATTCTTAATTCTTAAACTCGATAGCGTTAAACACCTCACCAACAATGGTCGACGGTCTACCGTCACTGTGGTATGTAGCGCAAGACTGTAGTTCTTCGAAAGGCACACCGTGTTGTAATGCAACAGAAACCAATCTTCCAAACTCAGTTAATATATCAAACTTCTCTGTTCCAACTTTACCACCTCCACTTATCCATATCTCTTTAACTTTCTCGTCTTGAAACGAAACAGCGAGCCTGTAAGGCGTTCCTCCACTGTCAGTTATTTGGAAAGCGTACGCCGGACGACGGTTATCTAATTCTGTTCTACTCATGTTCACCGTTCTCTTTCTCCCATTCGTTGTAGTTTTCCCATTTATTTTTTAAATTAATCACTGATTTTTTTTGAAAGGGTTTTAATTTATCAAAAATATATGGGCGCATAACTTTTTTATAATGATGTTTTGCGCAAAAAATATCATATTTAGTAATTATATGAGGCATGGTAAGTCTTTCTTTCTGTTTATTTTTTTTTACATAATAACAATATTTTGTTGACAGTCAATAGTATATTACTATATCTTGTGGTAGATTATAATAAAATATGGAGGAATCTATATGGATGATAATTGGGTGCCCCACATAATGGGCAACGATTTTGAGACAACTCGTTTACATGAAGAAAACAAGCTGTTGAAACTACAGGTTGAAGAGCTTCAAAAAACGATAAATAGTCTTAAGGTATCTTTTGTCCAAGAGACCGGTCGAGAAATCGCAGTATAAAACAAAAAAGAAAGAAGGTAATGATGCCAGACATCACTAAATACTCATCTGTTTCTATTTCGAAAACAGCATACAAAGAACTTAATTTAATAAAAGAAAAACTGTCAGATGATTTAGGTGTATCCTTTTCATTGGCAAAACTCATTGAACATTTAGCAAAAGAAAAAGTAAAAAAGTTAAAGCTCAATGGTCATGCAGGAAAGTAACGAACCAAAATCGTTAATTACAGAAAGATATTCTTACGGGGATGTTAAACGTAAAACAATTAATGGCCGACGTCATTATGAAGGCGAGGGAAAGTTTCTCCCGTCCGTTACAACAATCATCTCCACCACCAAGAGCCAAAAAGATAAAGAAGGTTTACTTAGGTGGAAAGAGCGAGTTGGCGAAACGGAGGCTGAGGCGATTAAAAGCCAGGCGGCGTCTGTAGGTACAGCTATGCATAAATTCCTCGAGTGTCATATAAAAGGGCTTGGCTACGATGACCAAACAAACATTGGTATCATAGCCAAGCGAATGGCACAACTAATCGTTAGGAATGCCTTGCCATCAATGGATGAATATTGGGGCACCGAAATCCCCCTTTTCTACCCCACATTCTATGGTGGCACGGCCGATTGTACAGGAGTTTGGCGTGAACAGCCAGCAGTTATTGATTTTAAACAAACCAACAAACCTAAAAAAGATGAATGGATTGAAGATTATTTTATACAACTTGCGGCTTACATCATGGCTCATGACGCATTATATAAAACAAAGATGGAAGCGGGTGTTATACTTATGGCGTCACGAGGTATGACATTGCAAATGTTTACATTGAACGGTGATAAACTTGATGACTACAAATACAAATGGTTAAAACGTTGCGAACAATATTATTTAGGAGAAATGAATGGTTAAATGGACAACTAAAGAATTAGTAGCGAGGTTAGAAAAATTTTGTGCAAGCCCAGAGGGCGCGAACGCTCGCGTGTCTCTTGCTGTGCCGATGGGGTTTGGTTCTAATCCGAACACGTCGTTTGATATAAAAAAGATTGATCTTGTGCCTAATACTATTATAGGTGCTAAAGAAAAATATCGTTTGATAATTGTAATCCAGGAGCTGTAATATGATACCGTTATATACTAGAATGAGAAAGATCGAATTGTTTTTAGATCGTGATTATTTACCCGAGGATATTAAACGAATATTTAAAGGACATTGGAACAGGCTCAACGAACAACGGACAATGAAAGCTAAAGAAAGAAACTTGGAGAGTGAAGCATTCTTTGCACGTCTAGGCGGTGTGATGGGACAAGACAATGAGGAAAGCTAAAGCACATTACGAACACACACGTGGACCAAAGAAACGCACGAGCATTGGCAACAGCATACGTTCACGTCCTAAAAATAAACACAAGCGACGTAATTTTAAAAAGTACCGAGGCCAAGGCAAAAAACGCTAGTGGGCTATAAAGACAAAGCAAAAGAAAAATTAAATCGTGTGCAATACATGAACACCGAACACGGGTGGCTTACAGTTAAATACAATGATTTAAAAAAAACTTGGAAACGTAAACCCCACCGAAAAGAATTTAAGGATGTTTTAACGAAAGAAGAGTTTTTTCAATCTTGGAAGGAACACAAAGAAAAACACGATTGGAATTGTTATTATACGGGCGAACCTATGACAATAGGCAGACCTTTATCAGAGAACGGAGTACATAATAGAAACTCAGCAGACCCAAACAAAATGTCAGTAGATAGGTTTGATTCAACGAAAGGCTACACCAAAGACAATATAGTTTTTTGTTGTTGGTCTTTTAATAATCGCAAGGGCCCAATTACATTAGATGACTGTAAAATTATTTTACAAAAAGCACTTGACAGAGAGACCACATAGCATTATATAGGATAGTAATTGTTCCCGTTTTGGCTTTAGTAATGCGGCAATGCTTGGCATGAAAACCCAGAACGGGACAGCGCGAAGAAAGACAGAAAGATGATTATAGATACACGAAAATGTATAAGGTGTGATAGCGAGTTCACTATAACCCGTTGGCAGAAATCGAAAAAATATTGTTCCGATAAGTGCTCAAATGGTTATTATAAGAGCACCAACGCAAAACTGAGGAAGAAAAAATGAAAACATTATTTCTATTCGGTATTTTTGTATTGTTGACATCTATGTCGATCAATCAATACCGGTATCTTGACGTTAACTGGTGCTCATCTGAGATACAGATACTGCGCGATCAAGTAAGTGATATATGGTTTTACTATGGCCTTGATGATTAGATTATTAATCTTACTTTTATTGACAACTACAGCGACAGCCGACATTTATTGTTACGATGGTGACACCTGCTATGTCAACAGAGAGCCTATAAGACTACTCGGTGTCGATACACCAGAGATTCGGGGTGCTAAGTGCAGCCTGGAGCGTATCAAAGCACTGGAAGCCAGAGATTTTTTAAACGATACCATTGATGATGCAAAAGAAGTGGCAGTCCATGTGTCAAAAGTTCGTGGGCATTACGGTCGTATGCTTGGATATGTGTACGTTGATGGCGAAAATATGTCCGATGTGCTTATTAGAAAGGGCTACGGTGTGAAATATGATATGTATAACAAGGAGGATTGGTGCAAATGACTTATAAACCATTAACAGCAGGCGATATACGGTGGATTGAGGCTACTACAGAGCGTGATATGGGCGCTAAAGAGTCGGTAAAGAGCACCGTTCGAAAATTAGAGGCTGAAAACGAGCGAAAAATGGAGCGTATATCGGTATCCGGTGACTTTTATCGAAGGTTAAGGGGCAAGGTTCAAGGGACAATGGACAACGGTTAACGGACAACGTATAAGGGATATCTTGAGTAGTTATAAAAAATATTTTTTTACTGAGTAGACCCTTCTACACCTACTACACTTACTACAAAAGTATAAAATATAATAATATCAATAATATAGATAGTGTAAAATGTAGTAACTTTGTAGTAATTGTAGTAACTACATAATGACATTTTACGTATAACAATTAAAAAACCAAAAAATATTCTAGAAAGTAGTCGAAATATACACTATAGTATTCGATATGAAAGTTACGAAAACGAAACCAAAGAAAGTTGATACACCTAAAGGGTTCCCGGAATCAGTCAAGGTAGGTTATAGAGATCTCAAAATCGAATGGATTGCACCAGATTTTAAAACAGATAATCTTACAGATTGTTACGGACACTATAAAGCTAGAGAAGGGCTTATTCAGATACAGCATGACTTGTGTGGCCAAGAACGAAGCAATACTTTGTTGCATGAAGTGTTGCATGCATGCGTTTATGGATCCGGACTTAATCAAGCTGAAGGACCTTTGAAGGAAGATAATGCTGAAGAGTTAACTGTAAATCAACTTACTAATTATTTGATGGGTGTATTTAGAGATAATCCATGGTTTTTGGACTACATTAAAAAGGGTGTGAATGATTCAGAATAGTTAGTCTTTAACTTCTTCTGAATCAACTTCTATTACGTTCATCTTACTCATCAAATCAGATATTCTTTCTTGTACTTCTGCGTCTGTAAGTTGATCTATCTTACCATGTTTGACATGCATTTCATTGATGTATAATCCTGCCGCCTTACCACGCGCAACTTCTGCCTGGACTGCTGCTGAATAGGATTCTTTTTCGACAGCCGCGTCTCTTATTTTTTGTAGTTCTTTAAAGTGTCTATCTATTGTTACGTTATATTTCTTTTGCACTTCTTCGCGCACACGTTTGATTTCTTCACAAACCAAAGGATAATATTTTACATTTTGTAGTTTTGAGGCATGATGTCTTGCAGATGACTCTGGGTAACCGGCACGTATGGCAGCTTCAGTTGCCGTTATCCGCCCTTCATTACTAATTAATTCGTGAACAAAAATAATTTGTTTTTCGGTTAGTTTCTTTGGTACTCCCACGCTTGAGCCTTTCGCTTGATGCTTTTTTCACGCTTGCGCCTTCAGTTTTCTATTTTTTTCGCGCTTGCGCCTTCGGTTTTTTGTTTTTTTCCAAATGTTGCAAAAATATCACAAAAATAAAAATTTTTCAAGTTTGGTTGTTTTTTGTTTGACACAATATGTAGTGGTTTGATGGCTTTCATAAACACAAGATATAGTATGTTGATAACTCTAAGTCAATAGCAAAATAATATAAAATGCTATTGACAATTAGAAACAAATCATTTATACTAAGAACTAATTAAGATAAGCGACAAGTATATTCAAACTGAAAGATAAAAAATGAAAGATAAAATTACTAGCAAAAAAATCAATCAAAAACAAATAAAAATTATAGATGAGCATTTAGAATTAGAAAGTTTAGATGATTTATATGAAGAAGAAGAAGAAATCGAGCCTTATGAAACAGTTTATGAAAATGGCAAGTGGAAAAGCTCAAGGTATCGAATTAGTTTTAAGGATTAAAAATGGGTAAAGTAAAAACAAAATACAAAAAATGTGATGACTGTGATGTTATTCTTGCTTATACTTTTAAGAAAAAATCAAAATGTTTAAGTTGTCGAAAAATATATCATAATTATAGAAGAAAAGAATATGATAAAAAGTATTTAGAAAACAATCAAGAGAGAATTAAAGAATTTAAACGTAATTATTATTTGAATAATAAAGATTTAATAATATTTAGGCAAAAAAATAATCCAAACACTAAAACAACACAGCGAAAAACATATCAAAAAAACAAATATAAAATACTCGAAAAACAGAAAATTTATAGAGCCAAAAACAAAGATAAATATAGCATAACAGCGAAATTATATCGAGACAAAAATAAAGAAAAACTTAAAAATTATTATAATAAATGGAGAATAGAAAATAAGCACATAATAAAAGCTAACTGTAAAAAGCAGAAGTTATCTAGGCTCAATAGAATTCCTAAATGGACTAACTTAAAAAAGATAAAAGAAATATATAAAAACTGTCCTGAAAATTATCATGTAGATCACATTATACCTTTGAAGGGAAAAACAGTAAGCGGATTACATGTTCCCTCTAATTTACAGTATTTAACAGCTAAAGATAATTTCACTAAGAAAAACAGTTTTAAAGAAGAATATTTATTAATTAACGGATTAGGTTGAAATTTATGGGTAAAGTAAAAGATCAAGGATATATTGAAGCAGAATTATTTATTGATGAGACTGTCAAAAATATTCACCGAGAATTAATAACAGTACAAGAGGCAATAGAAATATTAAAAGAAAATTCACTTGTAACAACATTTTTTAGTGATGATGATATTGATTTAATAGTTGACTTTGAAACTGACCTCTCAATAGATCATCAAGATATAGATTGTATGATAGATGACGAAGGGACAATTCATTGATGGCAAAAGTGATGGAGCAAAATAAATGGTGGAAACTTCACGGCGGTAGATACAACAAAGAAGGCTATGACCGATTAGGAATACATAAAGATAGTGCGAGAAGAAAAGAGCAAGACAAACAATTTAAAAAAGATTTTGCCTATATGGAGTGGAAAATAAATATTAGAAAAGAATTAGGAATAAAACCGAGAAAATTTTTTAAAGATAAAGATGAATAAATTAGAAAGATTAATATTTAAAGACTTAACCAAAAATAATTTTACTTTGAAAAAAGCAAAAGAATTGACGGGTGGTGGCATAACAAGTCAAAATAAAAAAATGCCATTTTATAATTATGACCTATCAGCTTATGATTGCATTAAAGGTACAGCATTGAGACAAGTTAAAAATTCAGTTTGTGCGAGTTGTTATGCAACAAAGGGCAATTTTCATTATCCATCAGTTAAGGCCAGCCATCAATATCATTTAAAAAGTTTAGACAATGGCTTTCAATGGGTGTTAGGTATGGCATATCAAATTATTAAAACACAAACAAAATATTTTAGATTTCATGCAAGCGGTGATTTACAAAGTGTTGACCATGCAATTCAAATTATTAATCTGGCAAAATTAACCCCGTCTTGTAAATATTGGATACCGACAAGAGAAACAAAAATTTTAAAAGACTTGAAAGAGCAAAATATAATTATTCCAAAAAATTGTGTGTTTAGAGTTTCAGCGCCTTTAATTGATGGCTTTCTTAATAGTAAAGTTTTTAAAAATACAAGCGCAGTTATTTCAAATAAAGATAAAGCAAGAAACAAAGATAAAAATTGTCCGAGTTTAAGTCAAGGGGGACAATGTTTAGATTGCAGAAATTGTTGGGATAACAGAATTAAAAATATTAATTATTTAATCCATTGACAGATAGCATTTCATAGTATATAGTGAGGATAATAAAAAAGAGAAAGAATAAAAATGATAGCAACAAAAGAAACAATAGAGAATATAGTAGGCAATAAATTTTTCTACATATCCTATTTTAAAAAAGATGGCTCATTGAGAAAAATGCAATCAGCAAGATTAAATGTCAAAAAACATTTGAAGGGTGGAATAAATAGAAATCCAAATATAGGAAAAAATCAATTAATAGTATTTGATAATAATATTTCAGAATATCGAACTATTAATTTAGATAAAATATATAAAATAAAATGTGGTGGAATTGAACTAATTGACAATCTAACGCAAGATATATTTAAAGAATTAAATCAACATGAGAAAGAGAGGGCATAAATGAGTAAGGCGAAATATTGTGCAAATTGCGGGTTTAAGTTCTATCCAAACGCATATAGTTCATATCCACAACCTGAGTACGAATTTAACTCGGAAACTAGAGAAACTAATCGTTATCAAGTAGCGCCAGCACACAAACATTTCCATTCACAAAGTTGTATGAAAAGTTGGATTGCAAAAAACTCTCAATCTTTTTCAAGATTAGTTGATGAGATTGAATATATTAATAACAATAACAATAACAATAACAATAGAGAAAGGGCATAAAGCCATGAGTAAAATAAGAATGAATGAAGAATATAGAACTAAAATTCTTAATAGGTTCGTCGAACATATTGAGGGCGAAGAAACACAAGAGAAAACAGCGTATCTAAATGCGATTGCAAATATGGAAAATATTTATCAATCAACATTTGAAGTCGCAAAAAAAGTTGTTGAAAGAGCATATCCAAAAGAAGATGTTGAAACTTGCAAGACATTAAAAGAAAAATATGGTTCACCTCTTGATGTTGTTGCAAAAGATAAATGTTTTTACTTTTCAAGAGCAAAAGAAATGAATGAAGAAATCGATCAATATTCAGATGACCATTCAGAACATTTTGATTTTGGCTTGTTTGGAGCAACAAACAATAGTGAATATAGTTATGATGAGGGAGGCAAAAAATTCGCATATGCTTACATGAGAGATCACTTAAAAGATAAAGGATTAAACCCAGATATAATTGCACAACAAAAAGATAATCAAGATAATCCTTATAAATCTCAATGTATAAACGAAAATGATGAGGCACTAGGCAGAAACGGGAGGTATTCACGCTATAATTCAGATAGAGATAATAGTAATGGAATAACCAAACAATTTGATGAGGCTTTTTATTTAGATATAATTGGAACTTCACATTGTAGATCAAGAACTATTGATTGTACTAGTGAAGAATTTGAAACATTTAAAATTTTTAAAAGTGCAAAATCAAATGTTGCCAATACTCACCAGATTTGGATTGATACCATTCTTAAACAAAAAGAAATGATTAAGACGGGCTTAAAAGCATATCGAACATTAATTGAAGGTGTTGAGCTTATGCAAGAGTTGGGAATTGAAATTGATGAGGCGGATTTAGTCAAGGTTAATTCAACGGGCTTAACCATGTATAACCCCGTCAATTTAGCAGACATGATTAAGGGCATGAAGAATAAAACAATGACAAGAGAGCAAAAGATCGCAGAAAGAATTAAATATGAAAGCGATCATGTTGTAGTTGTTGACAATTCTTCAAGTGCGGTAAACTAATATGATGTTGAATGACTTTATAATTCAAGATCATGGAACATTGGTGGGGTTCGTCCCCACTAATGAGAAAGGTAAAAAATGGTGGCAAGATCATGTTGAAAATTGCACACAAAGAGGTTCAGTCTTTCTTGTTGAAAGACGTTATGCAAGATTAATTATAAGTGGTATTGAACACGATCTGGAAGATTAGAGTATGAGCAAAATTGATAAGGGTTATATATTTGAATATGATAGACATGAGAGCTATGAAGAAAATTTTAATGTTTGGCGACGACGCAACAATCGAGAACGGGAAAGCTTTGGTTTAGAAAGATATACAGACGAAGAGGCGATTAAAGTATTTGATGATATATTTATTGATATAAAATAATACTTGTAATTTATACTATATTATGCTATAATAAGATATTAATTAAGAGAAAGAATTATATGATAAATCAAGAAATATTAAAACCCATTGTTGATTTAATTAAAACACTATCCAACAAACAAATTGAATTAAGCACAGAAATATTAAAAATTAGATATGAAAATTTGGAACTACTTAAAATATTAAAATCAAGTTCAGTTTTAAATCAAGATGAAATTATTAAAATATATAAGAAGGGGGAGGATTATGAAAATTCAAAAATCGAAACTAGAAATTAATTTGCTGAAACAAATCCAACAAAAAGTGAAGGACAGAATAAAGAAAGATTATAAAAATATAAATCTATCACCATTTTTTAGACAGCGAGGCAGATCATGAAAAAGATAATTAGACAATTAACATTTGAGGGGTGGTTTGTTGTATTTGCATTTGGCTATATCATTTCTCAAGTGATAAGATATTTTATACAATAATTAAAATATTCCTTAGACGTCTTTGGATAGAGAGAGTGTCAAAACTATGTATGCACACGCTTTTTGATACTCTTTCGCTTAAATATATTGCTTATTTTTTCAAGTGTTGTTATCTTGAAAAATGGCTATCAAAACCGAGTCAAAACTATGGCTCTTAATTAAAAAAAACACCCCATCAATTTGTTGGAATAGATTGGAAAACAGTATTAATGCTGGCCTGCCTGATTTAATCGGCTCTATTCAAGGACATAATTTTTTCACTACTGAATTAAAGATAACCCACGACAACAAAACAATTCGATTTTCACCTCATCAAATAGCTTTTCATAAAGTCAATCATGGTATTAAATTTATTATGGTTGCGCCCCTCGACCTCTCATGCCTAAAACTTTTTGACCATCAAATAGCCGTCGTCCCTCGACCATTGATCGCTGACTATGAACCATTGATAACGATCAATGACACAACGGACAAAAGACAATGGACAAAGCTCATTAAAATAATTCAAAATAAATGCTAGAAAGTGCTTGACAAGATTAGATTTTCATGATATAATACATGGTATAATAGGGGGAGAAGTGTTGCATTTTTGCAACACTCGCTGCGCTCGTGGGTTGGCGCTTGCGCGCTCGCTGGCGCTCGCGGGTTCACCTCCAGCTCGCTCGCTTGCGCTCGCTCGCTTGTCCGTTATTCCTGGAAAGTTATCCACAATTAATGCTAGAAAATGCTTGACAACGGACCACGAATAGTTTATAATATGGGGTGGCGGGGCGGGATAAAATAAATATTTGTTTCACGTGGAACAAATTAACCGTTGACAGCTGTGCTTTATTATGCTATAATTAATTAAATTAAACAAAGAGAAAGAGAAAGCAAATGAAACAAACACTAACTGAATTTGAATTTTGTAATCAATTTAAAAAAATAAGACCAGACAATTTTACATATGAGGGATTGACTGCATTGTTCGCATACTTCGAACAATGGGAAGCGGACACCGGTCAAGAGATGGACTTTGATCCAATAGCTTTTTGCTGTGAATGGGCAGAGTATAAAGACATGGAAGAATTAAACGAGGACTATAATGCCGACTATGATTTTGAATCATTGTGTGGTGACACTCAAGTCATAGCAATGAGCAATGGCGGTATTATAGTACAAAAATTTTAACATATTCCCGGCGCTTTTATTTGCTTTAGCGCCGGGCTTTCTCGCGTCCTGGGTTGTTTAGTTCCCAGGGCGTAGAAAAAGCTTGACTGTTGCAAAAATGCAACGGCTCGCTGCGCTCGCTAGTTAGCGCCAGCTCGCTCGCTGCCGCTCGCTCGCTCGTTTATTATTTTTTTTTAAAAAAAAATTAAAAAAATTTATTCACAAATTAATTTATTTTATTATAGACAACAATCCCATAATATGCTATAATGATTCTCAACTAAACAAGGAGAAAGCAAAATGAATCAAGAACAAAAAATAATAGAAGCAGCTCTAGAAGAATTTCAAATAAAAGATGTGAGAGCAGAGACAGTGTGCCAGGCTATGAAATGTATTTTTCTAGTGTGTTGTACTCGCGATGATAAAAACTTAAGTAAGATGGCAACGAGCGACCTCGGTCTTTCGCTATTAAAACTTGCTCAATTTTATGGTGAGTCTGGAGAAACTAATCGAAGAGATTTTATTCTCGCTGCCGCTCGCTGGAGAAACTAATCGAAGAGATTTTATTAACTATTGACAGTTGTCCCACATTATGCTATAATGTGGGCAACTTAAAACTAAACAAGGAGAAAGCAAAATGACACACGATTATAGAAAACGATTAGAACCGCAAGACTCACAAAAAACTGTGCACGTTGGTACAAGTGACACCAGCGGAGACGTTAAGGTAGCGGACTTACAACTTAGCCTAATGTATCGCGCATTGCTGGCGCATCCAAGGAAGTTAACGCGCACACAGCCGCCGGCCCTGGCATGGTGGAAACAGGTCTTTGGACTGAAGGGCAACAAAGAAAAAATAAAAGCCGAAGCTAAAAAGATATGGCTGGCAAGACTAGGCCCACAGGACGACGGCTACAAAGACCGAGTGTTAAAAGTTACAACCTCCGGTGAGTAATTAAGTATTGACAGTTGTCCCACATTATGCTATAATGTGGGCAACTTAACAGGAGAAAAAGCAAATGAAAGATCAAATGGAC